TTAACTGATTCACCTAACGTACTACCATATAATTTATGTAATTGTTTGATAGTACCTATATTTTTAAGTTCCATATGGTCACCTTGGAAATCTACAAAGTAATACTTATTACCATCAACATATACATAATCAACACCTGGCATCCAACCACCAAGACCTTTAACCTTAATCTTTTTCATTCCCTTTAGGAACTTCTTAGATGTAGAATTAACTTTTTGTGCTTCGTTTACTGATTCATCTAAGTCTTCTTTGTGAAATAGTTTTTCGCTATCATCACTATGAGGATTTTGAGTCATAAGAGTTCCATTGGGCATTTTATGAGTTGGTCCAGTCCATTCTTTTCCATCTTTTGTATAATGCTTTACACCCTCTTTTTCGTTAACTACTGATTCACTCATGCTTATTATTGCTTTTTTCTTTTTAAGCATTAATTTAAGAAATAAGTCTACCAATTTACCATTCTTATCATCAGTCATACGATGTGGTCTACCAACAAAATCCTGTCCGATACCATCCATCTTACCTGAACGTTGAAATTTAATAGTTCCTGATTTTGATTTAATTGCAAAGTCACCCATACCTAAATGTACAAGTTCTGAATTTGGTAATACACCTTTACTATAGTTTACAAAGTTACTATCTACAATAGTTTGATTTCCAACTCTTTCGTAGTGACCTACATCCCTAGCTTCTTTTAATATATCAGTAAGTTTCATTGATTCTTTTGTGAATTCTTTTGCGTTTTCTTTATCATCTTTATCAACTGATTTTAGAGGATAAGTTTTTCCATCTACTTTAAATTCGCTATCACCATTTGCAATTGCTTTTGCTCTTTCTGCACCGAATTCATTTCCTTCTTCAACTTTTTCTTCTGATTCATTGATTTCGTAATACTTTCCTAATGTTTCACCAATTTCATCATAAGATGATTCTAATCGTTGTTGTAGTGTTGCAACTTCTCTTAAAGTTTTCTCAAATACTTTGAATGATTCATTCATTCTCTTTACGTGTCTACTAACTGTAATACCATCAAATGAACCTTCAGTTTCTTTAACCATATTTTTACCTGCAACGTCTACCAATCCTCTGATTGATTCATATACTTCAGATAACCCTTCGTTTCTATATACAGTTTCACCAAATGATTTGTATGCTTTAACTGCTTCTAAGAATGCATGTTTTTGCTCTGTAGTCATCTCTGAGGATTCTTCATTTTCGTTTTCTTTAACGAATGATTTAGCGTATGGGTCAGAATAAACTTTACCTAATTCTGGGTTGATAGTTTCATTCAGTAAATCTTTTAGTTTTTTCATTATCTTACCTAATTGTTATATAGCACAGATTCCATCTATTTCACAGATGATATCACGTACTAATGTATTAATTTTTTTATATGATTTTAAAGAACCACAGTTAACAGATTCATTTACAGGTTTCATAAATGCACCATGTGTTGATGGGTTAGAAACAAAATCCCAACATATCAAATCAAAGTCATCTTCTACTGTTACAGTCGTACCATTGGTAGATTCTTTTACCGAACCCATACCTCTTGAAGATATACCAACTGTACATCCTGCTTCTAATAATTCTTTAAGGATGTTACCTGATGGGGTTTTTAATACTTCTACTTTCCCAATCACATCGTTACCTTCCCACCATATATCACGAATGATATGAGATGTGTTTTTCAATTCAACAACAGATGCATCTGGATGGTCTAACTCACCATATGCCCTATTTTCTTTAATCTCTCTACCTTTGTATTTATCAACTTCTCGTTTGAGAACTTCTGATGGGTAGATTCTACCGTTTTGGTTTTCCGATTCAGCTCTTTGTAATACACCCTCAACAATCAATCGACCATTGTGTTTAGTCATGGATTCATTAAGTTGCTTTGGTGTTATACTGAATGGTGTTATGTCTACTAATAGTTTATTCATTACTTATCCCACACTTTTCGTTTCCTATACAAATCAAACATAATTTGTGCTACCTCATATCGTATAAGTAGCCTGATATCTTCCAAATCCTTATTTGAAAGTTCTTCTTTTAATATTTTCTTTTTACGAATCATGAACTCAGCTCTTTTAGTTTATGTGCTACTTTTAACAATCTTTCAGAGATTTTTCCAAAACGTTGTTGAGTTGATTTCCAATACTGACCAGTATGTACACCAGCTTCAGTTTTTAACTTTGTGTTCTGATTAACGATACGTTCCATTTCGAACATCATACGATTTATTTTTTTAATAGAATCGTTTACCTTTTGATAATCTTTTCGAGTATCATCTTTTTTATATTCTTTATAAGATATTTCATTTATCTTAGATTCTAACTTTCTTTCCAACGATTCCATTGTTTTAATGTTCTTTTTGGATTTTTTAGATTTTTTATAACCTAAAACTTCAATATGGTCATTATCTAATTCATCCTCATCATCAACAAAAGCGTATGGGGTTTTGGGAGGACCTTCTCCACCATCCATATTACCGGTAACATTAATTTCTTCTATCTCTTCAAACTTATCTGATATTTCTTTTAGTAAACTTTTCATTAAAATGCCTTTTTTAATTCAGAGTATAACTCATTATATCGTAATAATGATAAAATTTGAGATTCTGTGATAGTTTTTGAAGATTTTACTTTTGAAATTAATCTTACAACTTCAGTTACCTTAATTTTAGTAACTTGGTCAGTTATTTTTATTAATTTTATATTTTTTGTAAGTAAGTTACATTCTCTTATAACAAAACTCTTTAATTTTTTAGAATTATCAACTGAGTTTATATATTCTTTTAAAATACCACGCTGCTTATCAGATAAATGTGTATATTTGTTATTAAAATTCTCTATTAACATTTTCCAAGCAAGTAATCGAACCTCTTTAGGTTGCTTTGAGTACTCTTCGTTGATAGTTGTGATAACTGTATCTGCATTTTGAGCTTTACCTGTTAGGTGTTCCATCAATGTAGATTTACAATCAACATATTCTTTTGGGTTTTCTGAATTTAAGTATTCAAAGAGTTTGTAGATAGATGCATTCTCTTTATAGTTACTAACTCTATAGTTAAAAAAGTCTTCCAATACAAAATTAGATTTAATATCTTTAATTAAGTTGTATTTTTGCTTACTTAATGTAGTTACGGTTAACTTATTTCGTTCTTTAAGAATAATATTCAAAAACTCACTAGCCTTATACTCAGAATCGAACGATTCCTTTATAGCAGATTGATATAATCTTAATTCTTTTGCTAATTCCGAATTGTTACCGAAGTGTTCTCTGATAATATCAGTTGCTTTTGAATCTTTGTTGTTCAAAGTATCGGTCGCAATTTGTCTAACAAGTAATTCAAATAGAATCCCTGTATTTTTAAACTTACTATGCTTTAATTTCTTCATCCGTTCCTTATAGTTTGGTAGAATAACCCATACAGTTGGTTATAAATATATTAATTATTAGAATCCAATATATTATTTTCATCTAATAGTGATATATTATCAGTTTCTTCTTCAATTTTAAGAGATTCTGCTATAATACCTCTAGTCTTAATCTTAATTTTCATTTTAGATAACATTGAGTTCGTAGATTCTTTGTTAACTACTTCGTTTGCGTTATATCCTCTTGATGGAGCTTCTGGTTTAATAGAAATACTTTTATTTCCTATTGGGTCTCTACCAAATGGGGATTTATCTTTCCCATATGTATTACCTTCCTTAGGTCTACCAGCCCCCTCATATCCACCTTCAGGTGTTTCAGATTCAACGGTTGGGAATCCGGCATTTGCTCCGTTATCATCACCAACTTGATTACCACTTTGTTGTAGTGTTGCCATATCATGTGGAGTTCCGAATGATTCACCAGTCTTAATCGGGTCATTACCTTCACTTTCAATCTGCTCTTGTCTGAATCCTAATTTAAGGTCATTAATAACCCCCATTTGTTCTTTCTTCCACTCATCATCACTCATATTGAAAATGTTTTTATACATCCATTCTTGTGATACCATTTTAAGGTCTTTCATATCCCTTACTAATGATACTTTTTCAGACCAAAGGTTTGCCTTCTCTTGCTCATATATAATAGATGGTGTTGTTAACTCTAATTCAAAGTTTACCAACTCAGCATCCTCATATCCTTGTGAGTATAAGTGAACTATTGCTATTTTAGTTAATTCTGAAAGTACAATCTTTTGGATTCTCTCTACTGAACGAGCAAATCTAATATCTTGCTGTGCTAATGTAGATTTACCTTCAACACCTTCTTCATATCCAATAAATGCTTTTGGAACTTTAAGAGCTGCCATCATTCTGTTCTTTAGGTATTCGATATCATCTATACCACCGAACTCCATACCACTAAGAGAATCAATTTCAGTACCACTTTGCCCACCTCTTACAGGTAAGTAATAATCTTCTAGCATATTCTGCATATTGAATTTTAAGTTGTACTCACCAGTCGCTTCATCCACATAAGGAACTTTCTTCATTTGGTCAATGATGTTTGCCATATACGAATCAACTTCTGCTGGTGGAATATTTCCAATATCAATTTTAAAGATTCTCTTTTCAGGTGCTCTCATAATTCTATGAATCATCATTGCATCTTCCATAAGAATTAATTGCTTCCAAGTCTTTCTTGCACCTTCTAATAAAGAACGACCATAAGGAAGGAAGTTTGTATCTGTAAGTAATCTAAAATGTGCTACTTGAAATGATTCTAAGTATTTAGTTGAGTTTCTTTGAGATGCGGCTGATGTGTTATGTTCATCTACTTCAAATCGTACTGAGTATGGGTTATCTAAATCATAACCTTCTTCTCTACGAGTCTCATAAACTGATAATGGTTGTGCATTTACTACACCCAACTCATCATCTAAATCTAAATGTAAATAGTAATCACCATATTTGTTCATACCTCTAACCCATCCCCAAAGATTGAATTCAATATTCAATACATCGTAAAATAGGTTGTGAAGTGTTTTCTTTAATTTTTCATCAGATGATTTAATTCTAATAACATCACCCATATCATTTTTAAGGGTAGCCTCATCGGAGTATATATCTAATATAGATGAAATGATAGAATCTTTATCCATCGATTCATAATCAGTATATAATTCTAATTTGTTTGAATGGTAATTAAATCGTTCATTGGAACTTTGCCAATTCTTTCTTGAGTTTGCCCCATGCAATCTACCATATCTATCGTAATGAGCAGAACCTTGCTTATTACCATCGCTCTGTAATCTTGATGAATCGACTACTTTTATCTTATCCTTTCCAACACGCCGTACAACGACTTGTGTTGAGAATAATTTCTTTAATTTACCGAATAATGAATTGTCTGCCATAATTATATGTTTATATAGTACTTACAATTTATAAATATACAAAAAATATTTAATATATCCTAATTTATCTTTACAAATTTTGACAATTGTCAAAAAACAACCATCACAATAACCAGCTTATATCCTCATCACCTTTTCCAGTGTTAACTTTCCAAGCATTCTTAGCTTGGGTTGATGAGGTTTTAAATACTCCTGAGTTTTTAGATGTTAATGATAATGCTTTTCTATTTAATTCAATTCCTTGTTGTCTCAATTTTAATGCGGTATCTCTAACCCATAATGCAGTTGAAAATGATATAGTTAAATCATCGTTATAACCTTGCTGAGCCTCTGCTCTACTACCATTCCAAATAAATACAAACAACTCATCTATCAATCTCTTAGAACGTATGATAGGTGTCCTGTCTCTCATATAAGTATCTAACTTAGATATAACTAATGGTCGTGTTCTACTTGTCATTGAGAATCCTGGTACCATCTGAGATTTATCTTTTAAATCAAATCCCTTATTCAAATGAATATCGTTATCTACATATCCATAATCTTTTGCTGAATAATATAAGTTTGTATAGTTTCTATCAATTGCTTCTTGAATTACAGCCCAACCAATGTTTGCGTTTTCAATTACTAATAATGCATCATTCCATTCGGTTGCAACGTTAACTAACATTCTACCGTAATCTTTAGTATCTATCTTACCTTTGTATTCTGCTACTTGCTCTACCGATTCTATATCAATAACGTGGAATGCTGAATAATCTTTTCCATCACCCCTAGCGACATCTGCTACTACTACATAATTCCTACTATAATTTGGTTGTTGCCATAACCAATAGTTCCCATCAAACCCACGTTTTTCAATGGGGTCTTGTACATGAGTTTCTTCGTACCATTGTAGTAGCTCACCATCAACAACCGTATAACCAGATGAAATGAAATCACAATCACATTCTTGTGCTGCCATTTTCTCACCTAATAGTTGTGTTTGTTTTTCTCTCCACTTTTCATCACGCTCAGGGTGTACAGTCCAATGTAATTTAATTGGATTCCAGCTATCACCAATTTCACCCTTTTGCCAAGTTTTATGAAAGAAGTTACCAACACCATTTGGAGTTGATAAAACAATTGCCTTTCCACCAGTCGATAGAGTTGATTGGGCGGATGCCCATATTTCATCTACACTTTTAATAAATGCAGCTTCATCTATAATTAACATTGATAACGCTTCAGAACGACCTGCATCACCACTAGCAGATGTTGCTTTAATCTGAGAACCATTCCCTAATCTTAATGACAGTTTGTTATCTTCAATAGTTTCACCCTTCAACCAAGATGGAAGGCTTTCGTGCATGTATCGAACTTTAGTTACTAAGTTTTTAGCTACCTCTTGTTTAGTTGCGATTACTAATACATTCTTATCATCTTGAAATAACATCATCCAAAGTGAATACCCTGCTGATAATGTTGAGATACCTAATTGACGTGATTTAAGAATTACGTTGAATTGATGTTCATCGAGTTCACCCATAACATCTTCTTGAAATGGGAATAAATCAAATAGAATTTTCCCACGCTTTGGGTGTTGGATATAGCAGTACTTTTTAAAAAAGTATATTGGGTTTTTAGCACATTTTACATATTCTTCTCGAATAAGTTCTTTTATAGATTTACTCATAACTTACTTTTTACCAAGTTTCCACATCATTCTTGCAGAAATCACCGGCTCTAAGGTTTGATTAAACCCTAAACCGATTCCAAATACTTTCTTACGTTTACTTCTAAATAAAAGTTCACCACCAATATAATTGAATTGAGTTCTGTTACCAGCTAACCCAATACCTACATAAAACTCATGTTTACTAATTAATGAATCTCTTGTAATGGTGGTGGTTGGTAATAATAAATTTGGGGTGATTTGTCGAAACACAATTGAGTTTTTACTAATTGTATCGTTTATTATGATGTTACCTAATGAATCTAAATTTAATGTATCCGTATAGAAATACTTTGTATAGTAATCTTTTAAAATATCTAATGTATCAATGTTCGCTGGGATGGTATCATGTATAGTTTCAATTTTGGTTTTCCATTTTGGTATATAAACTAAACTATCAATCTTTACAGTATCCCACTTTGTTTCAATTTTAGTAATAACCGTACCTTCAACAGGCTGTTCGATTCTTTTATTGAATGGGTTTAAGTTAAATGGTTGAAACGGACTTGAACATTGTTGTTGCAGTATAATTATAATAATTAAAACTGCTATTATTATACTTTTTAGACTATTGAAAATCTCTTTAATCATTACTTTTTAGTTGTAGTTTTTTTAGATGGTTTTCTACCTCTACGTGGTTTACCTTTAACGGCACCAACTACATCTTTAGTTTGTTTTCTTACTTGCTTTACAGCATCAGTTACATCTTTAACTTCTTCTTTAACTCGCTTAACTCTGCGCTTAACTTCAGTTCTAACTTTAGTTACTTCTTCTTTAACATCATCAATAGCATCTTCTACTATATCTGGAATACCATCACCATCTGAATCTTTTATTTTTTCTGACTTTGTAACGTATAATATTGATATCACACTTAGTATGACTAATACTATAATAAAAATTGGGAATGTACTCATAATTCAATGTTTTTTTTAAAATTTGTTTATAGTAATAAATATGTAAAAGTTTTTTATTAATTCAACTACCACTTTCTACAAGACCAATAGTTTGCTTTCCATTTTGGGCCGGGTGAATCACAATTCATTCTAGCTCTAAATGATTTACGAGCTGCTGGATTATCTTTTTTGATTACCATTCCCTTTTGTCCAAAGTTTACTTTTACTACGTTACCTTTTTCATTATTAACATAAACTTTAAACTTCTTAACATCACCTTGCATTGGTTTGTTAAGTTTAACTGTTCTACCTTGATATTCACCTTCTTCTATTACTTCAGAAGTATTTTCTTTCTTCATAAGTTTATATGCCGTATGACTCATCATTACGATACCACTCTTAACAAACTTATCTTTATTAGATTGTTTTTTAAGTGCATCATATACTTGAACGATTAAGTTTGCTGAACCCATATCAACTCTTACATTCTTACCACTCTTAGTATCTTTAATCAAATCGTTTTGTGAATCTTTTACGATTTTTCTTAATTGAGTAATTACTTTAGGCTCTTTAGCTTCGTTAACTACTGATTCATTCATATCTTCGATTGTAGCTGCCATATCACCAATTGCCATAGTTACGTTTCCGTTTCTCTGATATAGATAATACTTAACACCTTTTGGGTTTGCTACACTTTGTAGAATGATTCTTTCTACTTTTTGTTTACCAACTAAAGTTTTACCCTTAGTTACTTTGAATTTGGCTTCTCTACCACTACTGATTGATGAACCATACTTAATTGTAATCTCATCACCTTTTTTGAGTTTATCGTAAACCTTTAATCGTTTGTTCATATCCATTGATTTGGCTTCATCTACTGATTCTTTATTTTCAGTTTTCCAACCACCACCTGCTGCTTTGTATTTTTTAGCAGCCCATCCGTTAGCGTATGCCGATGGGTATACATCGAACTTTTTCTTTGCTTGTGATTTGTAGTAAGACCATTTAGATGAATCAGTTGGAACATTCTTTTCTGTAAGTTCCATTACTCGCTCTTCTAACTTCTTTTTATAATCTTCACTTGTGATTGTATTAGACTGGTTTTTTTCTAATTCAGCTCTAAGATAATGTTTTGCTCCGATTAGATAATCTTTTGCTTTGATTACTTTTGCTTGCCACCAATGTGGTAAATCAATTTCATCATTTGTATTTGATAATGTATCCATCACATCTTTTAACTCAGATGCATATCTAGCGATTACACTTAAATCAGAGGATAACATATCTGGCTCATTATCAGTATGACCTAAATCCGTATCTTCGTTAGTGTCTGATATTTCGTTGATATATTTTGATATCCATTTATTATTCATAGTATTCCTTAGTTTATGTAATAAGTTAATTCAAATTTACCACTATCCATACCATATAATGATATTGATAACCCCTTTCGTTGAGGTTTATCATTTTTTAGTAATCCAATTTGGAATGAATGTGTTTTACCAACACCTGGTCTTAATCTACTATATTTACCACCATGTGTGATTTGATTATGCCAATCATCTTCATCAATAGTAAATCCTTTTTTCTCAACTGCTGTTTTAGCAAAATCAACGGCTTCACTTGCGGTTTTAAAGTAATCATTATTACCTTCTAGTAATTCTTTTAACTTAATCATATTATGCTCCTGTTTTGCTATTTGTAGGGGCTTTACCCTTAGTACGGTTACCACCTTTTTTGGAATCACCAGCTTTCTTTTGTGCTCTTCGTTTTCGACCTACAAAAGTTTTACGTCCATCTGGCCCAAGTTTAGCAGCTTTCTCTTTTGATAAACAAGCAGCGTATGCACCACCCTTCTTACCATCACCACACTTACCTAACTTCTGACCATCAGAACCGTATCTATCCCATCCACCACCTGATGTAGTACCAGTCTTTCCTTTTCCAAACCATTTACGGAGGTCTTCGGTCATTAGGTTTTCTGTAGTAAGATATTCATACATATCAGATTTTACATACTCTATAGCTAGTGAATTTTTTACACCATCATTGATGTAAGTTTCGTAAGTGTTTTGTATGTATTCTCTGATACCCATTAATCTTCCTTAGTCTCTTTATTTTTTAATTTATCAATGAAATCTGTTTTAAAAGTTTCAAATCCTTCATCAATCTTAGCAATCATTTCATCTTCCGATAAACCATCCCACTCTTCAATAGAACCATCCTCATTTATGAATGATGCTTTAATTGTTGATTTTAAAACTTCTTTTTCTATTTCTGCTTCTTTCAACCACGCCTCTGCATTATTTAAAAGTTTTGTACGTTCATATTCATCGTACTCTCCCTTTAACTTTAAATCATGTTCCATTTCTACAACACAATCTAAACACATACCATGTATAGCTTTCATTTTTAAATCAGCTTGACTTGGTTCTATACAAGCACACGTTTTTTTACAATTTGGAAATTCTTTTAGGTCTTCTCTTAATTTTGCGAACTTACCAACTTTTACTTTGTATCCGTTTTTTTGTTCCCAAGATTGACCATCATCATCTATCCAATTTTCTCCAACTTCTTTTTTTACAAACTTTTTACCTTCAAACGATATACTTTTCTTTGTTTGGGTTTTATGTTCACCCAACAGCATCTCGTTTACTGCTTTAATATTCTTTAATTTCTTACTCATAACTATGTTTGTTTTATATAAATATTATATTATTTAATTAAAAGTACATTAACCCTAAAATCTGGTTAAGCGAAGCAAAAGCGCCTGTAAGTTTGTAAGTGTCTCCTTTGAAAACAAATACTAAACCTTCATTTGGTACAATCTTTTCTTTACCACCTATTGCTGCTAATCGTTCTAATTCCATTTTAAGTTTTTCAATTTTAGCAGGGTTTCCTGATTTCTTAACATCTTTAATCGTAACATCTAATCTCTTCTTCATATCCCTAACTGCCTTATCAGGGTTAACTGTAAGTACTGAACTCATAAATGATAGAACTTCTGCACCAACACCTAAAAAGATATCTTCGAATTTTCTAGTGTTTTCTTTTGCTAACTTAGTATGGTCTTTTTTATCGATTTTCTTAGACCACTCTAATGTTTTAGAATCGGTAATGTTTTTCTTATCCAGTCTAAATGATTTATCGAAAAATGCCCATCTCTTAACTAATCCCATTTTGGTTTTGTTATCTAATGTAGATGGTGAGTTTTTATCAACCCATTGTTCCCACCATGCTTGATGATAATCAGCTACACCATCAGAATCTTTTAGTTTAAATTCAGATTGAACTTTTTTAAGTTGAGAATCAAACTTAGATTGCATTTTGGATAGTTCTTGATTTTTAGGTAGTTGTGTTACTGGTGGTCCTTGTATTGTGTACTTATCAGTAACGTTTTTATTTATTTGTTTAATCATCCCAGCTAATATCTTAGCTGCATCTGTGTTTGCTCCAATTTGAATACCATCATCATTAAACTCACCTGTGTTGTGGAATACTAATAATGCTTGTCCGTAAGGAACTACATTTACTGATGTAGGCCATATAACTTCTAAGTTCATAAATGATGAACCTTGTTTAAATATCTTATCTCGTTGAGCTGATGATAGTGATTTTATTGCATCATTCAAATCTCTCATTGCGAAGTTGTATGCATCGGTTAATCCACCACGTCCACCAAATTTAGATGCCATTGCACTTATATCTAATGCGTTTTCACCTTTGTTCTTTAAGTGTCCTTTGTTTCGTGCTGCGATTAAACCTTTATCATCTCTCCAACTAACTGCTAATGCTTGTCCATCTGTTTTTTCTCTAGCTAATTCTAACTTACCATTTAATGCACCTTTGATAATTTGCTTTAAATCACCAAATGTTAAATTCATTTCAATATCAAATGGGTGATTCATATGTCCGTATGCCCCACCTTCGGTTATTAAAGATTCTTTTAATTCTTTAAACTTTTCGGATTCTACATCTGTTGTATTATTAGGTTCTGATACTTTATTTGGTTCGTTTTTAGAACTATCAACAGCTTTTTTAGCATCTAAGAAATCTACTAAAGTATATCCAACCATTGTCGCTACTTTTGTAATATGGTTTACCCACATTTTGTATGCAGGATTACCTTTAAAATCATTATATCTGATTTGCCCATTCAATCCTGCTTTACCTGATGGGAAGAATGATACTGGGAATTTATCTTCAATACCCCTAGCATCATCAGCATATATAGAATCTTCATCGGTATCTAATATATAATCAACTACTTGCCATCCTAATCTTCGTGCGGTTTCATCACCAATTGCTTTATATGATTTTGAGTTACCATAATATGCACCTGGCCCATCATCAACACCTTGTGAGTTACCACCTATTGCAGTTGCAGTTGAATTTGATGCTTCAGATAATAGTTTATTAAAATCAAAAGTAGATAAGAAAGATTCCATTGTAGATTCCACCTTAACCAATTTATCACTTACTAATTTAAATATTTTTGGGTCGAATTTACCATATGCTTTTTTGAAACCAGATTTTCGTTGGGTTTCTGAACCTTTTGCTAACCAATCACGAACATCAGTACCACTAATTGCATTAGATTGTGCTGGTGCTACATAAACATATCCCTTTTCTTTATACCCTTGTTGAACTTTATCAGGATGGTATGGTTCGAAGTATTTACCTTTTAATCTGTATCTATCCTTTTCACCCACAACACTTATAAGTGCGGTTGTATCTTCTGGAAACTTACCAATGATTTCAGATGGGGCGTATGGGTTTTTAATTTGAATGATTTTATTCGATGAGATTCCAAACATCTTCATCATTATAGTTTTCTTTTCATTAAACTTAAATGGTGATTTAATATTATCAGTTTTATTAGATGTACCAATATAAACATTATCTTTACCAAAATGCTTTACCAAATTCATATAAGTAGCATAATGCCCTTTATGGAATGGTTGGAATCTTCCAGAGTAAACTACAACTTTCTTATCTATATTTTCTGTTAAGACTTCCTTAACCCAATTTTTCATTAAATTTCCCATATCAATAAATATCCTTTAATTAACTGAACCACTTTCTAAAGTTTCAATTCTGGTTTGTAGTTTGTTTATTATGTTACTTTGTTCTTGCACTGCCTTTATTAGAGGTGATATAAATTCACTATATCTCAGCGATAAATAGTTACCATCAGTATCATATCCACCAAAGTTATGAACATCAAATTCAGCGAGTGATTGTGATACTTCCTGTGCAATTAACCCATAATGTGTTTTATCATCACTCATATTGTATTTTACAGGTTTAAGTGAATCTATAAAACTCAATCCTAAATCTGATATTTCAATATTTGATTTTAATCTTCTATCAGAAAGTGTTGATACTGCATCTTTTAAATATGCAGTCTTCCATCTCTGTGTAGGTGTACCTAATGTATAACTAGCAGTAGGGGCGCCGGATGGGTCTGTTGCTGAATTAAAAATTGATGATGTTACTATTGGTGCAAAGTTACCTTTATGTGCAGTAGTTTCTTTACCATCCCATGTAAGGTATGTATCTTTAAAGTGAATTGTTTGTGTATCGATTGATGCAATTCTAACAGGCTCTACCAATCTCATTTCGGTAAGTGCGAATCCCAATGGTTTATATTGGAGTGGGTGAAGTGTGGTGTCTGGCACATTACCCAACGAACCACTATATCTCATACTTAATTTTACTTTGAAAACTTCTTCTATAGATGATGATACGGTAGGTGTTGCATTTATTGATAATATATCCGTAAGTGGAATATCAAATACTACCCAATTTTTATGAGTTGCGTTTTCATCTTGATATGTTTTTGTAAAGAATGTTTTTGAACCCGATATTATATCTACTTGATATGTTGGATTAAATCCGGTGAATCCCATTGGGTATGGGTGTGTTGTTCCCCTAACACCAAATTGTAAATGTGAGTTTTTAACTCCACCATCTAAATTCAATGATTGTGAAATATTAATAAGTTCGGATGTGATAGTACTGTTTATAGATTGGGATATATCACTTCCTGTAATATCATTAAATATTAACTGCGTTCCTATTGAACCAATTGATAGAGATGCTGATGCAGCTGCTACATCTAATACGTTTTCAGAATTTACATATTTGTAATCATTACCAACACCACTTATATTATACCAACTTTTAAATTCAGCTGGATAACCTACTCCATCATGTGATGAGCCTGTTACTAAAAATTGTTTTTGTAATGCAATTGGGCCTCCTACAATCCAACTACCATGCGAACCAATTAGTGTATTTGATGCGTTTCCACCACTTTCACTAAACTTAGTATCGGATGGTGATTTTGACCATGCTTCTAGAAACGGTAATTGATATCTAACACCAACTGCGTTATTGTTAATTACGCCGGTTTCTACAATTTTACCACCTAAGTAAGTATCTTGCATAAACCCACTACTAGCTCTTATATCACCTTTTACTGTTAAATTCTTATTACTTAGGTCAAATAATGATGATGATATACTAAATTCAGTTTCGTTACCAATTATCTTACCATTCGGATTTGAAAATTCAAATTTGTTTGCGTTTATATTTAATGCAGAGCCTGATATAACACCTCCTGAAAAGTTTACGTTAGAACCCGTTATATCTCCATTATCATCTAAGATGAAATTTGATGATGATATAATACCACTACCACTAATACTAAATGTTACTTTTTCAACAAATGAACCTGATAGCGAACCAACTGATACTATTGAACTGGGTCCGGCATTAAATGTTAATAATTGTTCGTATTCAGCAGCATGAGGTATAGCTTTGAATTCAGCATCGTAAAATACATCGGATACAATGCTTTCATAAATATCACCTGAGCCTGTTAAATCTGCATATTCAGCTGCGGTTAAATCGGTTAGAACTCTAGTCGCATCTATTCTAGATGTTATATTTACAGCTCGGCCTAATGCATCTATAACTTGATTATTAAACGAACCATTGATTGAATTTGGTTGGAACGAACCACTTTCAGCAATCTCCAATGGCCAGAGTGAATCGTATAATTTTACTTCTGATGATACTGTGTTTTTCTTTAATGTCGCATTATGATAAAATTTTAGTGGAAGTCCTGCAATTGATTCTCCTTCTGGGTCTGCAGTTATTGGTCCAGCTCCAGCTTCAATAGCGTTATTACCGTAGCTATATTGGTTTGGTTCATCGTTATTATTAATTAACATTTCAGCCCAGCTAATTCCGTTAAACACAGAGTTTCCCAGTTTTGAATTCCCAGTATTATTACTAAACGTATCAATTATAGCTGCGGCTGCAGGATTAATAAAGAATCCTGGAAATAAAGATGCCATATAATGTTCACCTCTATTGTAGTTTATATTTTTAGATGCATTTGTTGAACCACCACCATCTTGAATAATACTTCTAAATTCTATCGGATTCGGATTGATAGTTAACACTTCTGCACGTGATGCTGTAATGACTTGGCTATCTTCTAGTAATGCATCAAAAAAGCTCCCCCTGGTCATATTGTTGTATAATTCTTCGGATGAAAACCCACTCGAATCTTTGATTACTGGAGCAAAACAAAACATAGAGCCTGATAAAATATCATATTCAGCTGGAGTAAGTATTTGGGCTGTACCTGATGTTTTAGGGGCAAAGAATCCACTTTGATAATCAACCCCATTATCTGCCATTGAGGATGATAAGAAGAATGTGTGAGTGACATTACCTTCTTCAATCGCTTGAGTTGCACTAGCTACCCATATAAATCTATTTCCTGCAGCTACTCCACTAGAGCCAGTCCAAAATTGATTTATAAAATCTATATGAGGTTGGTCGGTATTTATTTTTGAGGCGAATCCGTTGGCGTATCCACCAGCAATTCCAGCTCCTTGGTTGTTTAATTCAGAAATGAAAGTGAATCGGCCTGGGTTAGTACCATTGTTAATATTTTCCTGAGAACCTTGAATTGAACCACCATTTGCACTCACATCGGCCGAACCCGATTTTCTCGTTGTAAAAAATGAGCCGGTTTTTAATTTAGCTAATAATTCTAAATCAGGTTCAACATGTAATTCTAAATTTTCCTGTATGGCAGAATTAAAGTTAATTCTATCATCAATAGGAATAGAAAAGAGCTCAGGGGAAAATGGGTTATTTGAGGAAGTATCGAGATTAAATTTCGGGTATTCATCACCTGAACTCACTGCAGCTGCGTTGAATGCAAATGCGTATAACCCTCTAAAATTTTGTAGAATGTTATCAGTTCCTGCTTCAGCCATATATTTCTGTTCGTCTATATACCGCTGGTCCTGACTGTAGAATCCACCTGTTATTGCACCATATGATGCGGATGGAAATAATCTAGTAAATGATTCACTTACAAAAGTTGCCTTACCACTATTGAATGTATCCGAACCACTATAGTTTATTTGATATGTTCCGTTTACAGCATGTGAGCCTGTGCGTAAATGAAGTATACTGTTACTTTCTCTACTTAAAATTCCAACAACACTTGCAGTTGGAAGGCTGTTTATACTTATAGTTGCTCTACTATCAACTTCCAATGGGATTGCGGTGATTGCTTCTCCACTAATAGAATTTAAACTAGCAGTTACTCCGTTAATAGGTTCAAATTCTTCTGCCAATCTAAGTGCATCAAATCTAGATGATGTAATTAAGAATGATGCGATTTTACCCGATTCGGCTGTTATGTGTCCTGATGAACTTAGGATTAATAATCCATTAGATGAACTAACGGTTGTTGCGTTTATACCAAAACCACCGATTGTACCAAATGTTGCTTTAATACCACCTTGTAGGTATACGTTGTTTGTTGCTAATCCATAGCCTGGTGCTGAACTACCAAATACAAAATCAGTATTTGCTAATCCACTCAAATCACCTAATCTAGCAGCGAGTGCTACATCATATAAACCAGAACCCGTTCGTTCAACGATATCCATAAATGGAGTAGCAGTATCAGATGGATTTGCGTTTAATTTAATATAACCAGTTCCGATTTTACCTGTTGATACTACAACCTGTCCATCTTCATATGATTGTGATATACTTCCGATATCACCTACATAATCACCAGATGAACCACTACCATACCCTCTAGTTACATATAACCTACCATAATTTTCATCTTCATTACTTTGGTTACCCTCAAGAGATGATGAGTTAACTAATATATATTCTGTCTGAAATCCAGTATTATCAACTTTCTTAGCTAATAGTATTTCACCACTTACAAATCCTTTTATGTTCTTAACAGACATCGTTGCATCAGTTGCTAAGATTGAGCCTGTAAGTGTTGATGAGTTAGCAATCCATAATTGACCACCAACTGCATTAACTGATTCTTTTTCGAATGTAGTGGTTCTCATCGTACCTCTAATACGAACATTTTCAAATTCTGCAGTTCCGTTTCCTTCAGATGAAATCTTCCACCCCTTTAATCCACTTGCAAAATCTTTTGTTTGTAAGATACCTTCTGGTTTCATTAAAAGGTTTCCACCTTCAATAGATGCAGTAGTTATATCCCAACCACCAATACTAGCCGATGTGAATTTAGCGAACCCAGTTGAAGTGATTGATGAACTTGCGTTTAGTATAGTTGATTGTACACCACCAATTGTTGCTGGTGTAAATATTTCATTTGCAGAGAGTGCTGCGTTTATTACTGTACCTGCTCCAATTATTAATGAATTGTTTTTTGGGTCTAAGTGAAATAAAGATGAGCTGATTTCAATGTTTGAATCAGAACCACTAATGAATTGAGTATTATTTGTACCAATAAAGAATTTATCAGTTTTAACATCTAATAACCCACCATCATGTGTTGTGAATATAAAGTGTCTATCATCATTATCACCAATCATCTGCATACCAACACCATGTAAGGTATCTGCTCCGATTTCCATATTACCAGAACCACTATAGATTATAAATCCACCAGGACCTTTTCCTAATGATGCAGATGTTTGTCCATCAAATCCTACAGAACGTATAAATCCAGATGATACCCCACCCATTTCAATTCCAGTACCAAGTGCATTGGAAATAAACATTGAACCACTTATAAGGTTTTTGCTCCCACCAATATATGAGTTACCACCTGCGAATGAGAATGGTGATAGAGTAGTTTCAGTTCTTGATATTTCACCTAATGCGTTTAAATATTGAAATTTTAATAGTTTAGGGTCGTTTAAGTGTTCAGATGGGATTGGTACTTTAATTGCTACCGATGCACTAAATGGTACTGTTACTTCGTTTAGTAATTCGAACTCACCTGGTAACCCATCTGATTTAATTAATACTTTTATTTTATCAACTACACCCACAATTGGGTCTAATCCACTAAATGTAACATTTGCAAATGAACGTTGATTTTCAGTATTAGTTCTTAATGCGTTTTGGAAATATGATACAGAGTAATTAGCTGAATCGATTAAGTTAAATGTATGTATTAATTCATCTCTATCTGTAAACGTAGTTGTGAACGGTGTATCTAAGATAACCGTATTTGTATCTATTATAGATTTAATTGATGAAGTATATGATGTTATATTTAATGGGCTATCATATTTAGATATCGGATGTGCTGGCGTTACAAATGTATCTAAGAATATATTACTACCAACCATTTCTGCAACGAACTCACCATCGGTAGTTTTAATTATTGGAGTTTTACCTCTAAATAAATAATTTGCACCATTTCCAGTTATGGTTGTTAATTCTAACTCAGTACCAGATGTTGGTGAATTTTTGTAAACTTCAATACTTTCTGATAATGATGTAGTTGGTAGTACTGTTGAGTTAAATATTACGGATGATATGTTATTTCGATTTCTATCAACATTTACAGTTGTAGACCATTTAACATTATACTTACCTTCATACTTAGCAGGTACTGGTTCATTACGACCAGGTCTTACATCCCGCTTTGCAATTCCATATATTGATATTTCAGCATCACCATTGGATGTGTTAAAATCATCTTTATCGTGATAAATCCAAATAGATATTACCCTACTCTTATCTGCTTCTAAGTACTCAGGAATTTCAAAATATATCGGGTCCCCATTTGAATCTTTTATATCTACTATTATTTGAGATTCTTCTAGTAAATTAGATGGGTGGGCTGATATTCTTAATAGGTTCTTTCCCTTACATAATATCGATGGTACATCGGATACCCTAAAGTAGTTAATTGACAATGGGGTAGTATCCTCAATTAGTATATCTAAGTTATTATAATTTTTAGGTGTAAACTTTTTAAATGGTAATGACATTCACGCTCCGTTGTTTTCTTTGTTATAAATATCTAATAGATGAAAATCCATCAACTTTGGATATATCTATAATTTGGTCTACCATATCTCGCGTTTTATCAATGTGAGATATTGTTACTAAAAAATCAAATTGACTCTTTAGGTAATCAAATAATAAATATAGAGAGTTGAAGTTATCACTATCTAATGAACCGAACCCCTCATCAATTGCAATGAAGTTTGGTCGTGGTAAGTTTGAAACATTGATAAGGGCTGTTCGGATTGCTACCGATGATATAAACTTCTCCATACCACTTGTCAGTTCTAATGGCCAGAATTCTTCAGAAGCATATGCAATGTATGAATTAATGTTTTTACCATCAGTATTAAGTAGTATCTGAAAATCTACAATAGGTTGTAATATATTATTAATTTCAACTTCTAACTTAGGTAATACATCTGATATTAACTCATACGGTATCCCATCTCTCTTAACGCATTTAAGGTAATACTCATACCCCTCATACTTACGTTCCATATAATCTAATTTATTAATAGAATCATTAACAGTTTCAATTGTGTTCTTTGCAATACGAATATTACCACTAATATCAATTAACTCATCATTTGTTTCATCAATAAGATTATCGATTTGCTTTAGATGTCGTTTCATACTATCGATTTCTAATTGTATTTTAGAGTTGTACTCCACCGATTCTTTTTGTTCAGTTGATTTTTGAATATCAGCATTAACTGTACCAATTCTAGTCTGAAGTTCGGTTAGTTCTAAGTTACATGATTTTGATTCTAACTCTAACTTATCAATTTTATTTTCATAATCATCAATTGATATCTGTAAGTTATTAACTTTAGATAATATATCAGAAACATCAAACTTTGCTTTATTTATACAAGCTTCATCAAATTCAAGCTGTTTTGTTTTTTTGTGTTTTAATAAATCTTTTATTTCAATTTCTAAAGATTGTGCTTGTTTTGCAAATGGTGTGTTTTTGTTTGCAATACAATGTTCACAATTATCATCAAATGAAAGTGAACCAATACCATCTAAATGCTTTTGTTTATGTAGTATCTCAGTATTTGTTGTATCCAAATCTTCTTGAAGATAATCTTTTATTTTAGTAAATTTTTCAAAATTAACATACTTTAATTTTAAATCAATTAAATCGTATGATTCAAATTCAGATTCAATTTTTGATAATTTATCTAACATTAATACTAATGAATCGGTGTAACCTGTACACTCATTTGATTTTGATTTAAGATTACTACCAAGTGATTTGTTAAGAGTATGTAGTTTATCAATATTAATTATTGTAGAATCTACTGAGATTAACTTTAGAATTAATAGTTCGATTTGTGATGTTACCTTTACTTTTGATTCACGATGCGTATCTAATGTGGATTGAACCTCCGATAGTACAGATTCATTTTCTACTAAACTATCTTTAGCTTCTGATAATTTCTCTGTAAAGTTTTGGTTTTTATAATCTTTAAGTAAAGCACTTAATTCTTTGATTTCTTCGTTTGCAACAAAGTATAGTTCCTCAAATACATCCATATCTAAGAATTGAGCAAGAAGTTCTTTTCTCTCTTTTTGCGTTTTCTCAATGAACCCACTATTATTAGATTGGTTTGACATTGCAGTTAATGTAAAATCCTCATACGAACCCACATACTGCCTAATCATTGAATTTGTATCTCTACGTTCTTCACCATTTAATGATTCATTAGAACCATCCTCATTGATTCTGAAAAAGTTAACATCAACCTTCACAGTACCACGCTTTGGTGATTTCGTAGCAATACGTTCAATAAAATAATCTACTCCGTTAATTTCGAAGTTAAACTTACATTCAAATGAATTCTTTGAATAATTTAAAACATCAAGTGCTTTAGTAGTTCTAGAGCATTTATCAAATATACAAAATGAAAGTGCATCCCATAGAGATGATTTACCACTAGCGTTTGGTGCAAAGATACCATATGTACCTTTCATCTGACTGAAATCAATTGTGTTATTACTAGCATATGAAAACATATTAGAAAACTCAAATGTTTTTGGCTTCCATATAATATTCTTCATTCCTACTGCTGGACTTAACTTGGAGTTTATATCGTTGTTTATATTTCGGATAACCTCTAAGTGTTCATCACTAACAACAAATCTATCTGATAGGAAATCTTCAATAAGTTTATTTTGAAATCCAACATCTCTTACATTTTGTAAGATTACAGATGTACTTCCAGTAGAATCTTTTGTATCAGTTATTACCTTTTGGATTGCAACTTCTTGCACTTTTCGACCTACTCTAATATCAGCTAATATAGTCTTTAAATCAGATTGGGTTGTATCCTTCACTCTAACCCTCATTCTAGGCTTATTTGGTATGATTGGGTTACCAACTATTTTACCACCATCTACATCCACCGTAACGTACCCATAATCGTTATGGATTGGAACGAATTCAGATTCTTTAGTAGAAACATCCCAAACTAATATACCATGCTCTGGATATTTAGCTTCCCCATGATTCTGCATAATAGTTGAACCACAATACTTAATAGTACCTTCTGAATTTAATGATTGGTTTGGAACGTGAATATCTCCTAATAGAACCAAATCGTAACCATCAAATGATTCAACGTTTACGTTTTTATTCTCAATTTGGAATCCATGCTCAGTTTCAACCCTATCAACAGGCCCATGATATAATGCGATTTTGTAATCACCATTAACTTCATCCGATGGAATTATTTCTTTTGATTCACCAAAGACTGATGAATGTGAGAATGTTAACCCACCCATGCTCCAAACACCGTCATCCTTTAGATAATGTAAATTGGAATGATTTAGTGCATTAACAATTGGAGATAGTGCATCTAACCTCGATGGGTTATTTAAGTTTGCATCGTGATTTCCTGGTATTAATACCGTTGGTAGTAAATTTGATAATTCTTTTAGGAACGTTTGAGTCATCTCTATAACTTCAGGAGTCATATCCGTTTTAGCGTGAACTATATCACCTGCTAATACTATAATTGAATCTTCCGTTTTTGTTTCTAAAATGTATTTATATAGATTCTTAAATACATCTCTATATTCCGAGTGTCTTTTTAAATTTCTAATATGTACATCTGCTATATGGTAAATCTTATTTACCTTCCCATTATACTTAATCTTAGTTATATTTCTCATACACCCATTAGCTTATACTCCATCAATTTAGTTAGAGTAAGTTCTTTTGTATTTTTCATTAATTTGTAAAAATCATCAAATCCCATTTCAGATGGGTCTGAATCTTTAAGTTCTATTATGTGCACATTAACACCTTCATTCATTAGGTTTTGTGCAAATCTTAATGCGTTAGTGAACGCATCCGAATCTAATGCGATGTAAATCTTTTTTACACCTTTACCGATTATCTTCTTTTGTAGTTCTGATTGTGGTGATTTACCGAATAGTGGTATTGCGTTCATTCGTATTGCAATTGCATCATAAACACCCTCACATATAACAATTGGTAAATCCCAATTAACAAGCATATCAAATCCTACTACATCTTTAGATACAGTTGGGTTCTTATGTTTGTATGCGGTATCATAAAAACTTCTACCTACGAAATAATTCAATCTACCATTAAAATCATATGATGGTACAATTATTTTATGTTTATAATCACCATCCTCACAATACCCAATACTATACTTTATAATATCAGCTGCTGAAACTCCACGCTGTTCTAAATAACGAAGTGCATGTTTTCTAATAACTGAGGTAGATGGTTTCCATAATGGTTGGTATTCGGATGGTAACTGAACTACCTTAGATTGCTCGGTAGTTGAATCAGTTTTGTATTTATATTTCTTACTGAATATGGAATTGTGCTCATCCCAAACATCTTTAGATACCTTTAACTTTCTGAATAATGAGTTTATCGTTTTACCCTTTTCATCGGATATCCAACAATGCCAAGGATTATTACCTTCAGCGTTTAACTCAATGTTTATCTCTAACTTTGGTTTGTAGTGTTCTACAAATGGAGAATAAAAGGCATAGTTATTTCCTGATGTTTTCTTTGAAACACCTATCACCGATTCCAACAATGTTAATAATCTATCTTCCATATAGGAACAAATATACAAATAATAATTGGATTAACCAAAGAAATTCACACTTTCTTTTTCATCTATCCATTCTTGAGGTATTTCCTTACCAGCCCATTTGAAACCGTGCTTATCACACCATTGGGAATATGTGGTTTTAGAACCCTTATATATTTTACCATTTGGGGATTGTAAAACAAATCTTAAATCTATATCAGGATTCTGCTCTTTAATAAGTAAATGCTTCTTTCTATCTTCTGGAAGAAACCAACCTTTCGACTCGATGAAGATACCATTAGGTAATCTAAAGTCAGGTTTGTAAGTATGATTTGTTTGTGGTATGATGTACTTTACTTCGTGTTGTTCGTATTCACCATCAATACCTTTAGATGATAGTTGTTCATCAATTCGTGTCTCAAGCCCACTTTTGTGGCCTTTTGACTTTTGGATGTGACTCCAATTACCTTTTGCCATAACTTAATTTTTATTTATTTGTCTATTCCAAACGAATTTTCCACTATTGGTACTATCTTCACTTATCGTATAATTAATTGATTCACTTAAAAACTTATCAATTACAACAGGCTTTCCAAATGCACCATCTAAGTCAAATCTAACCTTTACTGTGATATCAGCATCATCTCTATTTTTGATAGTGGTTGCAAGTTTACCTACTGCTATTAATTCAAATTCTTTATTGTACAATCCTATTGTTGTAAAATAATTATTAAAATCTGAACCTGTAACGAATGGTTTTAGTAATTCGGAGTTAACATCGTTATTTTTTCTTAATGTAGGATTCTGTGATATAATAAATTCATTTCGATTAACTTCACATAAAACTGATGTTTCAAATAGTTTTTTTGTTGATTTGTATTTTGTTGTGAATCCGAAGTTTTGTCCATAATCCCAATTACCAGTCGCACCAACCATAACATTTTTATATTTAGGTCGGGGGTCTGATACTACTGCTATACCATGATTGTAAAAAACTTCCCCAACTATATCACTTTGATATGCCGAACCAGTTCTCCAATCGTTATCTGATAATCCTATGATTTCGGTTTCGGTTAATGAACGTCTATACATTCTAACCTCATCTAATGAGCCTGTTAATGTGTTGAATTCCTCACCGACATCAAATACACCCTCAGATGTAAATTTAGAACCTAATAATATATCATAATCATTCCATACATCACCTCTAAGATTTATTGAAGATGATGATTCTTTAGTACCATCAACCCATAATTCTAAAAGAGAGCCATTTTTATTAAGTACAACGTGATGTTGTCCATCATTTACAAGTGTAGTTGATGTAGCTAATGGAGTTCTAATTCCATCTGACATTGATATTACAACCTTACCATTATTAGATGTGTTTTGATTGTAAACCTTTACATCATATGGGAATATTGGACTTTCTATATTTCTACGTCTTGTAACATCATTTAATTTCTTATCTTTTCCATAATCTAAAAAAGTACCACGTTTATTTAAAATCCAATTGTAATCTTCGGATGCATCAGATTGTGATGCTGGTAAATCAGTCCATAATGAAATTGCGTAATCATTACCTTTTACAAAATTATATATAGGTTTCTGTTTGATTAGGATATACGAATCAGTACCATTGAATTTTACTGATGTGCCTGATGCTATGGATGCAGTACCTGATGTAAGAATACCTGGCTCATATACTAAGTTTTTACCTGTTGCGTGATTTGTATAACCACTTCTATCAAATATAACTTTATCTAAGCTAGTACTACGAGGTACTACCTCATCGTTAAATCCCCAATAACCAACTAATGATGCGAATGGAACATATGAACTTGTATTTAATACAGTATCGGTAAGATACCCATGATACTCATCAATCTTTCTATCAATAATAGTGAATCCAGAACCAAGTAGGTTATAAGTTGATATATCACTTATGTTTACACTTAAAGGTTTTATACCATCACCCAATCTGTTATGTGGGATTGAAAATATAGAAGCTGATGTGTAGAGGTCTCTCTCATTATTAGTTCTGTGTTTAAAAAACATTTGATTTAAACCAGACCAAATAACCTTCTGTTCCTTAGATGCTAGAAATGTAGTACTATTAGAATTAGAATTATCTAACTGTGTTGAATCAGCAACAGCCTCATTATCAACAGATGATGATAGAGGTACTTTTTCATTGTATAGTGGTGATATGCCTTTTAATATAGACATATCATATTCAGCCTGACGGTAATTACTATCAGTCACCACCCATCTTTTATGAGCGTTGTATGGGTATTGTTGTAACCCACCCCCGTTTATGGGTTTGTAAGCATCTGCCATATATTAATCCTTAGATTCTATTATAAATATGAATTTATAATTTATTAATACTGATATATGATTATAAACAAAAAATGCCGTAAACATAATTAAACACTTACGGCATTTTTGAATTATATGTTCTTAGTAATTAGAAGTCTAACTTTACCTTCACAAGAACTTCTGATGAAAATGATTTCAAAATTGGTTGTGATAATTTAGCAACTGCTAATAATTCTTGCATACTACTATATAAACCAACAGTAGTTATGTATGCTTTAGGATTGTTTACAAATGTTGGTTGGTTGAATGCTCCATTTGAACCTGTCACAAATGATGGGTTGTTTGAGAAGTTGTACTCAGCGTTTTTAGCTCTTACAAAATAAAACGTTGATTGTACTTTTTCTTCGTTTCTTGCTGCAAACCCATATGTAGAATTTATGGCGGCTGCCCCACTAATAGATGTATGTAACTTAAATGCATTATCACCATTAATGTTTGAACCACTAACAGTTCCGAAATCTAACTCTGTATTTAAAGTATCTGCGTTTAAAATAACAACACCTTGTTCTGGGAATACTGAACCAAAATATGTTTTTGGTGAGTAAACTCCATTTGCAATAGAACCTGATACTAAGTTGTATGTTCTACCTATTTGAGTTGCCGATTGTAGTGAATCAGCTGAATCATCAATTAACGTTACTACTTTAAGTCCAACTGAAACTTCAACGTTAGAACCTGTATGATAAATGTTAGGAGTTAAACTACCACTTAATGTTGCTAATCCTATTTGGAAATTACCTGGGTCTAATCTATCTTTTAATCTGGCACGATTCATATTGATAGCGTATATATGCTCCGATGCAATATTATTAAATTTAAATGTTCTAACATTATCATCAAGTAGAATTTGTGCATATTGTGAGTAAATAGCATTTGAAGGAGAATCTTCATTAGTTCCTAAAGAACCACTACCAGCGTTATGCCCGTATGTTACTGAAAACTGTGCTTCAGATGTTGCTAATGATGAAACCCCATTAAAAACTTCATAGTAATATGATTTCTGAATTGCTGATTGAGCTGATGATGTATGAAATGATGTTAATGTACCTACATTACCACTCCATAACCCTCTAGTGACTCTTTCAACTCCACCTTCAACTACATCACCTACTTTAAATGCCGTATATACTCTTCTTTGTGTATTAAACGAACCTGCTGGTAAAATTGCCATATTTATTTCCTTTTAGTATTTTTTTATAGTCCTAATGTGTTATTAGCAAACCCATTAATTTCTGTGTTATCTGTAATGGTTAAATCAATTTCAGTACTTCCACCTGTTTCATTTCCAACTACAATAAGTTTAGTTGAAATATTTATATTATCAGCTAATATTTTAGATGTAATTGTAAATGTTGTGCCTGTACTTATTGAAACACTACGTCTATCTTCGTTTGCACCAACTACATCTGTGTTGTTTGCAACACCTTTACCATCACCAACTATGTTAGCTGCATCTGAGTTAAGTAGTGTAACTGTATACCCAAGTGTATTTGCACCGTTTATAGTATTACAAGTTACGACTTGTGTTTTACTACCCTCTTCTATAGTAATAGAGGCTGGATTAGTTGATACAATTGGAATTCTGATTGTATTTTTTGGTAACGTTAAGAGTTTGTATCTTAATGAATAGTTCTCATCGGTTACTGCTTCTACGATTGGCATATTCTCTATGATTACACCATAGTAATCTGACCCGAGTGGGTGTGCTGGATTCCATAATTCGTAATCTACTTCATCATCTGCTAATGCAAATTGACTAATTACAAAGAAGTCTCGCCCTTTTGATAACAACTCTCTACCCTTTTTAGTAAGAATTGCATCTACTGTTATCGATGAATTATCTAAATATCCCATATTGTTTGCCTTTTACGTTTTCTGTATTTGTAATAAATATGTAAATAAATCTTTTTAAACTAATTTTAAAAGAATATCCATTTTTATCTACTGTTATTTTAAATATTGTTATTATTTAAGTTTATTAATTGAGTTTCTACCGCATCGATTGCAGTTCGAAGTTTTGACTCTGCTATTTTTTCAGTTATATAAAATCCTTCAACTTCATCAGATTCCATTGATTCTTTAAGTTTTAATAATTCAAGCTGTCGTTCTTCCGTCAAACCCATGTCAGTTTCAACAGTATCTCGTATCAATATATCATTTGGATTTAATTGTGAATCAATATCAAAATCGGAATCAGTACTTTCGATAATATCTCTATGAGGTACTACCTTCCTACCTAACTTACGTTCTAAATCATTTATTTCTTTTCTGCTACGTTCTACATCTGTCATATTATTTAAATCTAAATTTTCTTCGGATTCTTCTATCATATCATCACTTACAGTATCTTCAAAAATATCCTGTTGCTCTTCATCTCTGAGTTCATTATATTTTAATGCACGTTCTTCGGCCTTTCTTGCAAGTTCATCCTGACGTCTTTTTCTATTTTTAGCTCTTCGTCTGAGCTGAAGTGTTTTAAATCGTTTCTTTTCTACCTCAATACTGATTTTTAAATCTTCTTTTTCTTTTGGGGTAGTGATATCGTTACGGATAAACATCGGGTACTCTGATTGCATTAGCAAATCAAATTCCGATTGTAAGTTCTTTATATATTCATCAAACTCAAGTTTAGTTTGTGGTTCATCTCCAATTAATATATCAATTGCAATCCTACGTTCATCTTCTGTATTTCTACGGATGAGGTCATTATCTAAGAATTCCATTCGTTCTGTAAACGATTTCAATTCGTATCCGTTACGAACTACTATACCTTGACTTAATAACAATTTAATACGCCGATTTCGGATACGTTGAGCTTCAGTTAATCCTTCTAACTCTGTGGCTTTGAGTTTTGCTTCTTTATCAGATGCGGCCTGTTTTGCTTTTTCTTCAGATGCTTTAATAAGTTCTAATGCAGCTTTATCTTCTTCTGCCTTTTTTATGAGTAACTCAGCTGCTATAATTTTTGCGTTTTCTTCGGCGGCCTTTCTTTCATCAGCTAAACGATTTCGTCTAAGGGCATCTTCTCCCATCTGTGTTTTTAATAAGGATTGTGCTGCTGCAGCCTTTCGCTTTGCATCCAATGCCTTAAAGCGCTCCGCTTGTGCTTCTTGCTGTTCGGTTTGTATTTTATTAAGGAATCCATTAACAAACTTGATAAGTGTATCATCAGTATCTCCTAATTGAATTAACCTATGTTGTTCTTTCTGCAAATCAGCTGATGAAAACTTTTCATATTTAGCATTCCATTGTGCGAGTTGAGCCGATTTACTTAGGGGTTCAATATTTTTTTTACCAATATTTAATAAACCACCTTTCTTATCATCACCACGACTCTCAGTAGATTTTGCTGCGTTTTTAGCTTTTGCATCATTTTCCATTTCTAATCTAGCTCTGGCAGCTGCGGTGGTATCGTTTGATATTTGGGTAGAATTACCACCACCATCATTTCCATCACCATTAATGTTAGCGGCTATAAATTCATCAAGCGAACCATTGAATCTTCCTTCTGCTATTGCCAATGTATATTGTTCTTGTTCATTCATAATGCTATCTTATTATTTGATGTTATCATAATTACTTTGCCATTTCGTATACCAATGCAATTGAATTAGCTTCTGATATTAATAACGGGTCGGTAGTGGAGTTACTAATGAATTTTATAGGACCTTCTGGTGCTGTGTTAAATGCATATTCTAATAATAGTAATTCAGTTTGCCTATCATCGGTAATAGCCATTGATTTAAAATATTTATTCTTTTCATCTTCATCAAACTTCATATTTATAAATTCTATGGATTCTTTGAATCGATTGGTTTGCTGATTACCCATAAATTTTGGTAATGGTTTATCATTGGTAACAACCGATTGGTCTGTGTTACCTAAATTACCGATTTCAGTTTGTTCAATTCTATCTCTTTCTTCTTGCTCAATTCTATCTCTTTCTTCATCATTCTCATCGAATGTATCAAGACCTTTATTAACAGTATCAAACTCAACCCTTCTAAGGTCTTCATATTCACGCCGTATCTCATCAGTTTTGATTCTAGAAGTAAACTCAGCTCTACGAGTGTTTTCAATACTAACCAACTTACCAATCCTTTGTCTGAATGCTGCTTTCTCATCGTTGTATTCTTTTAAAAGTTGATGCTTCACAAACTCCCATACATACAATTCTTGCAAATCTATAAATGTAGCTGGTTGATTCGTTAAACTACCTACTGATAAGTTTCCACCAGCGGCGGTTGTTGATGTATAGATTAGTACATTAGCATCTGCTGCAAATATTTCTATTACAGGCTTTCCATCAGGTGTATCCGGCGAATTCGTTGTTAATGAATCTGATGTCATCTTACACCCGAAGAATGTTAGATTCTCCATTGCGAAGGATTTCTCATCTGATGATACTGATGATGGTACTAATGATGATGAAGATGGTAACCCTAATGATGCAGATAATCGTGTACTATAAAAAAGAACCTTAGTTTTTGCGTATTTAGATGGTTTAGCGTTTATTGCTGTAGATGATGTTACATTATAATTCCAATATCCATTTGTTTCTGCTTTCCACCCAGCCCCATAACCAATATTAGTAGCTGATGATGTTGCGACCAATATAGTGTATTTATATATTGATGGTGCATACATATCTTTAATTTGAGGATTTCCAATTGATTCTAGATTATCTTTTGTAGATACAACTGTATCAGTATCAATTGGAGTTAACGTAAAATTGTAATCATTGTATGTTACAGTAGGTAGTTTTAATGGTTCTAATACCAAAGCCTCATGCTGTTGTAAATGTTTGGTGATTGGAACTTTTACTACTTCATCTATTACGACCGAATATTCATTGTAATCGCTAGTAAGTGTTTTCTCATATTGTTTTAATGTTACATCATAATGCGGTTGTGTATATGTTACATTTGTTTTAGATTTAAATTTAGGTCGTTCTAAAATATGTGGTTCAATTAAGATACCCGAATTGTAATCAACTCTAGCCGGCATAGTCTGTCTAATCTGTTCAAATACAGATTGGTCATATCTTGCTAATATATTAATTACAGTATTTATTAAATTTTTAGAAGTATATTTTTTAAATACATTTCTTCTTAAATAATCTAATTCTTCATTCTGCTCATTAAGTCCTTCTCTTCTATCAGGATTACCAATATAATCATCTATCTCAAAATAACCGGTATGATTGTAGATATCTTCGTTGTACATTTTTGTAGCAGAAAGATATACACCAACTTGATTTGAATCAACAGGTGAAGTATCATATTGTGATTTTTCCTTTTTCTTATCAGAATCTAATACCCCATTCAATGAACTTTGTTCAATTCTAACTTTATTGTTCATTATATTGTTAGCTCCAGCAGAAGGAACTTTTGTATAATATTCTTCAGTAACACCTCTCAAATCATCAGCTTCAAAATTGAAAAGTGATGCCGTTAATGGGCTACCGTTCTCAGATGTAAGTATATTTCTATTTGGATGTGATGATACTATACTATAAGCGCTAGTTACACTTTTCAATTGAGAATCAGGAATAAACCTAAATTTCAAATCAAAGTAAGATGATGTTGCTGAATTACCATGATACGTTTCTCTCGATAGTGTATGTTCATCTACAACTATATCTTTTAATGGATTTGCCCAATATCTAATCTCTTGTATAGAACCACTTAAATATTCAGCTGCGTTCCAAAGAGTTAATCCAGTAGCGGTTGGTAAATCTTTACCAATAGTTAAATTATCACTACCAGTCCAAGCTGCATTGTATGATGATTCAGTAGAACCATCAACTGAAATACTAGCTGATTTATTTGTAATGATATCATCTTTTCTACTTCTACGATATTGTATTTTGTAAGTGTTATCTGCGGTTATATCATCAACTGAAGATTCTCTTTGTACTAATAACGTACTCATAGTTGAATCAAATACCATAACATCATTGATAGATGCTGATTTATATCCAGCACTACCACTTAGAAAAAAGTGAATATTACCTCTACCAGCTCTAGATGAGTTTGGCTCTAATACAACTCCGAAATCCAATCCCTTATTTAATACTGCAGTTGTTCTACTTAAATTTTGTTGAATTTGGATTTCTATTGTATCAACTGGGTTTGGGTCGTTTACTGAATATGTAGTAGAATCTACATCAGTTATTTTATCCCAAGGAAGTGTAATATAATTATCAGTGTCAAATCTTAAATGATATACAAACTTATCGTGTTCCCATATTGGTCTAACATCTTCAACCATTGGACCACCATACTCTTTAATAGATAGAAATGTTTGTGGGATACCATATGTTGCAATTAATGCTTTTACTGCTCTAGCAGAACCTTTTGATTTTAATAAGTAAGGTATGTTGTTTACAACTCTACGCCAAACTTCATAATTAATTTGTTCATGTGATTTTGATTTCAATGAACCACTTTGTGCAGGTACACCTTCCTGGTTTGTTCCTAATGCGTAATCCCAAAGGTTAGATGTATCCTTACCATGAGTTAGTTTCCAACCCATTGATTTTGCTACATCATAAAGAAGTTCGTTTGGCATACCATCATATGGATGCTCTTCCCTCGTATTTATTGAAGTTAGTGTTTTTACATAACTCCATGTAATATCGAAGTGATGTCCAATCATATCAATAAATAAAATATAATCTTTATTCAAAGGGTCTTCTACAATTGATGCTGGTATTGAATGTGTTAATCGTGCTTCATTCTCAGAATCAAATAAACTAGCAGATGAAATTAACCCATTAAAGTAATTTTCACCGGTAGTAGAGGTGGTTGAATATGTTACGGTTGGGTAGGATGATACTTTAGGCCAAGCATTAAATGTAAATGCGGATGAACTGTAATGTGTATATGTACTACCTGTTTCATAATACATCCACTTTTCCCAACCATCAAATCCACTGGATACATTATCTCTCCGTTGAATTGATTGGGATATGTTTGTTATTGCTTCTGAACCACTAACCGAACCTAAAGTTGTTATTCTAGCATTGTATGATTCTATTAACCCTAATTTATATTTAAAATTATGAACACGCTCTTCTGCTGATGAATAGTTTACAAAGTTTTTAAAATCAGAATAATCTATATTAAGTGTAGTGTTACCGAATGATGAACTAAGATACTTATCAACAATTTGTTGAGATGTTGATAGATTGGCATCTAATAACTCATTCCAATTTTTTAAATCTGTTCCTTGAGATTTACCGTAGTTACCCATGTCTATCTTAAAGTTGGGTGGTGAGAAATCTAATGTTTCAACAGATTTGGTAAATGGGAAAACTGATACTCTATCAATATACGAATCGTGAACCAATCGTGCTATTGTTGGGTTTAGTAACTGTTGAGTATCTTTTAAAGGTTTATATAATTTAACTACAACAGTTTTTAAATTATTAGTATTAGCTAATGATGCGTTATAATATCTTACCTTAGAAAAGTTTTTGATGGTCTGGTTAATAAAAGTACCATTCTCTGGTCCATTAAATTTCCTATCATTATCAGTTGCATCGTTAGTATAATAAATAATATCACCATTTGCATCTAATTCGGGCTCATATGAAAGTGTACCATTATCATTAACAATGTTGAATTTTGCAGCTCTACCAGTAGCTTCAGGTGGGTAGGATACATAAAGAATTTCTTTAGATGATTCCGCCGTTTCCGAAAATTCACCACCTGTGATAGAAGATTCACCTACAGAGTATTCATCCGATATCTCTACCCAAAATTTATCATCACCAAATAAAGGATAAAATGTTGTTTTCTTACCATCGAATCTTCCAATCGGATAATCTACATTCTTTACAATTTCACCTACCTTTGGGTTGTTATTAAAATCAAACCCTACAATTGGTATTAGTTCGTTATTACCTAAGTTTAATACTAAATCATCGTTATAGTTTGATGATAAATTTGATTGTATATATTGATATAAATCACTAAAAGTTTCACTATTAGAGATTGTTAATTCCAACTCAGTTGAATCGGATGATATCCTATTTATATTTAATTTATCAGTTAAAGTGTTAATAAAATTATATAGAATACTATAATAACCACTTTTTGCTCCTGCTAATCTTACATCTAATTCAGGCTTTACTAATATATTATATGGTATTTTTTCTCCAGATAGTTCGTATTCAATATCAGTTTGTTGAGATTGTACTAACGAATCAGCTGAATATAAATGTGATTCAATCTTTGAATTCTTTAGTAAATCTTCTGAGATATCTAATATATCAGTAGGTATCTTAGTAATATCAGCTGCAGAATATATTGCAGTATTTTCTACTGGCCCCTTTGAGGTTTTTAATATATTTTTATTTTCAAATCTATCTATTGCCATATTATCTTTTATTATATCAATTAGATATTAATTCAATATCCCAAAAACTACTATCTACCAAATACCCAACCTCAACGTTATCAGAAGTCCCACATGAACCAGCTACCTGCCACTCATCAAACTCTTTCATATCTTTGTTTAGGATTGTGATTGTCTGACTGTGATTGAACCCATTATTTTTAGGTGGTCGAAGGGTAACAGCTCTACCAGATGTGGAAGTTTGGATAGAAGGACCAACATTATCTGAAACGGTTTGTTGACTACCAAATGTAACAGTCGAAGTATCTGTTGATGATTTTCTGATTCGTTGGAATCGAGTATCTATACCAACAGGAAAAAATATAACACGCCGCTCACGAGGTGTTTTGCCAAAGTTAGCCCAATGGACTTTTGCAGCTCCCAGGGTTTGGTTAGTATATTTACCGTTAGTGTTACGATTCCCAAAAGCTGCTCGCAAATCAGAATATCGGTCTAGGTAATTTGCTGCGGAGCTATTGGCCAATGCGGAGGGTCGAGATACTTCTCTTTTATCGAATGAGCGAATTTGGTACGTTAGTTTTAAATCGTTACCACTATCTATCAACTCTTTTGTAATAGTATATCTACCTGCTGATGTTTGTGGTGGTCCGTATACAACTTTACTGAACCCTAAGTTTGTACTACCATATGGTCTTGTGGTAGATTCATAGCTTTGGTTATATGAATAAAACTTTTTATCATTTGGAGGTAACTCATATCTAGCGCTGAATTCATCTTTGAATCCTGTAAAGTTTCTTAAATCCAATTTCTCTTCATTAATAATTGTAAGTTCAAGTGATGGTCCTACGTTTACTAACTCAGTTGGAGGTATATATAAAACTTTGTTAAACGCATCTTTACCATAAACAGTTTTAGATGCTGCAAGTTTAACCGTACCATACGAATCAGTTCCATTTGGGTCTAACGTATATGATACTATTTGTTTAGATGTATTTCTTTTTACTTTTCTATCCACCATTACCTAACCACTTTAAATACATAACCATCAAAATACTCTTGTCTACTATCTCTATCAACTCTAAATTCAAACTGATAGAATCGTTCAGGTTGAAGTGTATTAAACCAAAAATCAAAATAGTTACCATTCGAATCACAACTAATTTTAGTATAAGTTGTATCGAATGGTGCTAACACTAAATTGGTCTCAACATCTCTAACCTGATAATAAGTATTTTGAGGAAGAGATTTAACATCATTATATAGAGAAGAAGTTGAAAAAGTTCTTTGTGGAAATCTTTGCCTACCCACTACTCTTATTCTTGATTTTGAATTTTCCTTATATTCTGCCATTAAATTCTTTGGGTATATTAAAATATCATCACCTGTTAATGATGATAACGACCCAGTAACATATGCTGAATCATCCCATCTGACTTCTAATGTTGGAACATATATTGTATGTGTTTCGTTTGAGAAGAATTTAGATGAGCCATATCTGGTAGAACCACTCTCTTCTAATAATGGTCGTTTTACAATAAACCCATTGTTGTATCTTGAACCACTCATCCAATCTTTAACATACTCAGTAACTTCTACTTTTAAGTCATTTGTGTATTTGTTAAAGGTTTGTGAGTATGCTGTGTTATTTGCCGATGCAGTATACCAAGTACCACCACCATCATTATGTATGTATGAACCAGTCGTTCCACTTGCAAATGAACCTGTTGTCCATAATGAACTATTTCTATATTGCCAGCTTACACCATCCGTTTGAATTGGTGAATCATAAAATTGACCTTTACCTTCTGTCCAACTTTGTGAAACGGGATATATATCTAACTGATATTCAGATTGTACTCCAACTTGTTCAGTAGATGTGAGGTTTAAATAAAATTTACAATTAGATGAAATCTCACCTGCTGATATTGATGCTGATAATGATGTGATATTAAATTGTGTTAACACCCTACTGTTACCTATTAGAATACTATCAGTATCAGTATCGTAAAATTTAGTTACTTCTAATATTTCATCACCACCAGCATTCTGTGCTCTTAATGCGTCTTGTTCGTATATTGTAGAATCCTTTTGTCCGTATATTCTATATATCATTGTTTATCTCCTTAGAATGATTGAGTTATCACTTTACCTTTTATATCCAAATTAGGAAATTTAACTTCAAATATTGATGAATCTTTAGGTGGAAAAATTACACCCATTTTGGTAGCATTGTTAATGCTATATTTGTTAGGTGAATAATTACCATTATATTTATTAGTTATCTGTAATCCACCTACTCCCTGTGCATCTGGTCGAGGTACTGTTTGAACTCCTTGAATACCATCTAATAATACATATATTTGAGATAATGTTATAGGTTGGTTTATACTCCAATTATCAATATTAAAATAATCTTTTAATGCTGCTATACATCTTAATAACGTTTCGTTTGAATTAGCATCTGGTAAAACTATGATATCAAATTGAATTGCTATGTTAACAATAAATGCATCTTTGATGTTAACTGCATCAGTTAACATTCTATAATATGAAATATATGTTTTAAGATTAGTTTTAGTTGCGTTGTTTAACTGAGTTAACTTTTTGTTATTATCATAACCCAATGTATATAAATTTAATGCTAGTGGATTTGGAATCTCAGTTGATACTACATTCCCATCTACCTTTTTGTTTTCTATTTGATAATCTTGTAGTATGTATGCTTTTGCTACCGAACCGAATTGTGGTGGTAATGCGTAACATCTCATAATGTAATCTTCTCTACTTACAGTTCTATTTTGAGCTGCAAAGTATGCCATTGCATTGTTACGAATCTCATCATCCGTTTCTTTACTCCTACCACCAACTGCAGGAGTTGGATTTGTAACTGCTAATGAATTTTGTGAGAATCGTAAAGTATCTTGATTTAAATTTAATGTGTTATCATTCTCAAATATTCTACCAGTTATGTTAATTAAATCTTTAGCAGGTACATTATCTTTAATTCCATTACCAACGAAATATTCAACTGTTAAAGTTGTATTGGATGGTGCTACTCCGTATGTTTTTGTATATAGAAAGTTTGATGGGTCGATACCCTGGTCTAAAGATGCGTTAGCGGTGTATAGTGCTGAACCAACATTATCGGGATTAGGGATTATTTCTTCATCAGCGTTTGATGATATACCAGCTCCAAACTGAATTGATAAATTACTTTCATCTTCAAATTTAGTAATGAATCTTTTAGGAACTCTATTTAGTTGTAACAAATATGGAGTTTCGCCTGCATGTTGTGAAAAATCTAATGTATTGTCTTGATTATTTTCAATTTGTTCAAATACAGTATCTTGTGCTAAGAATGGAACTTCAGTCCATATATCACCATCTTCATCTTTTATAGATTTTATTTTTATTATGCTTGAATCGGTTATCCGTATCTTATCATAAATTTTGGCCGTTCCGAATGTAAATGTTTGTGTCTTTACAGTACCACTTGTAGCCTTTACTTGTTTTTTAAGTAAATAGTATATTGGTTCATTTGTAGTCTCATTAATACTGTATACCGAAACTTCGGTTGTATTAAAAGATGATGAAAATTGAAAGTCAATATCAGTTGTTGTTCTAAATTCAACATCTTGAAATTCATCAGAACCAACACTCATATTTCTTGCAACCTTTAACCCATAATCGTAATCGGGTCTTACATTATCAGCTGTACCTTTAGATGGTACTAATTGAAACACATCTAATGTTACCGTTGATGGTACTATATTTTTAGGTTTATATCCATAAGTTGCAGCGAGATTAAATAGGTTTGCTTTCTCTTCTGCATTTATAAGTAAGGATTCTCTTAGTTGAGTATCTGTATAAAATGATAGAACATCACCAACATACGATGCCATCTCAATGAACATCATACCAGGAGATGATTCGTTAAAATCATTAAATGTATTTGGGAAATAGTTTTTAGAAAACTCAATTAAGTTTTTTCGTAATTGACCAAAATCCTTTCCAACTAAGGAAACATCTTTTCTTACTAAATCTGTTTTATTTGTCTTTGCCATTTATAACCCTTATTCTATTGTAGTTGTTCCAGCCGAATCTACAAATATTGTTATTTGTTGATTAGCCCCTTGCTCTGTAACTTTGAAATCTAATGATATGTTTACATGATTTCTATCAAAATCAGGGGTTACCGTAAGTTTATCAATTACTATGTATGGTAACCAATACCCAATATCTTCACGTAGTTGTTCATCTAAGGCGGTGCTTAAATCACCATCCATCTGTTCAAACATAAGAGAATAAACTGATGAACCAAATTCAGGTTGAAATAACCGTTCACCCTTTCTGGTTAATAATAAATTCTTTAAATTAGATATTGATTGTTCCTCAGTTGTATAACTTAAAGAAAATAATCCTTTGTTCTTACCAAATGGTAATGTTATACCAACTGCTACATCTTTTTCAAAATCTAGTGGGTTGTAAAAGTTTTCTTTTCTTTGAGCCATTTGTTACTTTCCTTTTTTAGCGTTAATGGTTTTCATTAATTCTGAATAATCTTTAGTTAATGCTGCTCCTACTGCTGCAACTTGCTCATTGTTAGTATCAACCGGTCTTCCATCTATATCAGTAGTTGGCATCATATTCGATTGACCATCTCCATACCCAATTGCATCTGCCATACCGGCTCTATTAAATCCTTGTGCTTGGTTTGCTCCGAATTGACCATCCATATTTCTCCACTCACCATCATTGGCGGTTTCATTTAATATAGAATTTAAAGTTGGATTTTTTGTAAACTCTTGAGTTGGGTTAACCTTTGAGGTATTCGCTCTAGATTCTTCCAATACATCAGAAATATCTAATGGGTCTTTTTGTTTAGGTTTGCGTACTTCTTTGATAATTGGTTTAGAACTTTTTCTAACCTCTTTTAAAATCGGTTTAAGTTCTTCTTTAACTACCTTTCGTACAATCAATTCTAATAGTGTTGCTAAGTCTTTTGCTTTCATTGTGTTTCTATTTGTATATAAATATTAAAGTCTTTTGTTTTATGATACCCCAACCCAAGGAAAAGGTGGGCCTGGTATTGGTGATGGTACTGATGGGATTAATCCATTATATAATCCGTTTACAGTTAGTAGATGTGTTGTGAATGCTGATATCAATTTACCACATATAATATTACCCATCGGTGTTGGTGCTGGTGGATTGTTAAATGCGTTCCATAATCCTACATCTAATGGGGATGGAGTTCCACCTGTTAGAACTGTAACACCTGATGTTGGTGATATATATCCTGGTGGTGGTGGCATTGGTGTCCATGTAACACTTGCCCAATATTTTACAATCTCAGTTGCCCATTTTAAAAACATAGGTGGAGTTGGTGGTCCTTCGGAATCTTTTATCTGATTGAAGGTATCCAATATAGCATCTTCAATTGGTTTAGTTGGTGGTGCTGATATGATTGCTGAGCCTGGAATCAATGTAATCATTCCACTAGCAACCGATATCCCATATGAATCTGCTATAATCTTAGCAGTATCTGCTTCTGTCTTTTCTATTGGTGCATCTAAGTAAGGTGCAACCGTTGATTGGAATGATGGGAATAATACAGGCATTTATTGAGCCATTAATTTTAAATCGGTTAATAATTTCTGAACATCTGCTACGTTTGTAGCAGGGCCTGTTGGACCTACACCTGTTGCAAATGTTGCAGTCCCAGCGGTTAAATCCGCTAGCTGTTGAATTAATGATTCTAATAGTGTAAACATCTTGTCCATATCCATTGCCCATGCGGGTGTTGCTATATTTACGGATTTAGCCCCACTAAGTATAATGTAATCAGATTTTGAATTAAGAATAATTCTATCTGAATTAACTATTGTAGATGGTTTATCAAAATTAGATTGTGGTGTTAACCCAGTTCCTATATTTTTTTGAGATGTTGTTAGTTTAACTTTTTGAGATGAGGTTAACCATATAGATGATAAATCTTCATCCACATTTTCTATAATAAATTTATTATAAGAACCAGCTGATTTTCTTCCATTTGATAATATCGTTATTGGGTCTTCGGGTGTTGATGAATTCCAAGATGGGTCTTCTGTTGTATCAGCTCCCTCAGGAGAGTACCCAAATCTAAGAGAGTGTCCAAACCTACCTTCTATAAGTAAATCACCTAAGAATGGTTGTAATGAACCTACATCATCTCGTTCAACAAACCCATCACCTAAATCTACTGAAGAATCACCACCCTCTGTATTTGGATTACCTGCAGATGTTGAACTGTAATCACCACCCTGTGTAGTTATTGGAACTCCGGCAACCGATGGTAATGCGTTATGATGAATATTTTGTTGAATTGATATTACATCAATATAATATAATCTAGATACCGTTTTTGTACTAGAACCTTCTGCTAATGTTGCTGGTACAATGATAACGGATTCACCAATTATAGGAACTCTTTTAATATTAGTATTAAGTGCGTAAGCTATAGCTACTTGATTGTTAGGTGTTAATCTTACCTTTACAGCATAAGTTGTTTCAAAATTATCATCAGTTAAATTAATAGCAATTACTTCTCCAGATTGTATAACCATTATAAATCTCCCTCTTCTACCATCGTATCAATTTTAGCATCGATTGCTTCAGCGTTTGCCATTAATTGTTTTTTCTCATCTTCAGTCAAACCTAAACCACCACCATCTTCTGAGTTTGCATCTTTCATCATACGTTGAACGATAGCTGCAAGTTTTACTATTTGGTCATCATTTTTAACTGATACATCCATATATTCCTTAATTAAAGGAACTACAACAGTAGCATCATTTATATTAGTAACCAATGGTTCTAATTGAGCGATAAGAAGTTTAATCTGCTTATCCTTCTTTTTTGAATTATGATAAACATCCGACATTATATCTGCAAATGTTTTACCTTTAAATAATTCACTATCTTTATCCATAGTTCTCCTGTAATTGGTAATGTATCGATAAGAATCCCGTCGTATTATATTCACTATACAATTCAATATATAAACGTTTCATCTTATTTATTACTTTTGTAATATATTGTGTATCCACTCCAGTTCTTTCTCTAATAAGTATGTAAAGTGCTTTCTTATTGTAAGAATATAAATCAGTACGAGTTCTAAATAATTCATTTACGCTATCGGCTATTGACCTATCTCTATCTTTTAAAAATAAATCGTATAGATGTAAATCAATATACCTAACATATTGGTCCATAAAATCTGATTTGGATTCCCTAACATTATCTAAAGCTAACTCATTTGAAATATCTCTATTTAAATCTATTGCTGATACTTCTGCTTTAGATTTCAATCTAGCATAGTTAGCATTATTCTCATTGAATAAATAATTACGAGCTACAACTGTAAAGTATGAAAATGCTCTACCATTATCACCATTGAACCTATCAATCTTTTCATTTAAGAATGCTACTACGTTTGCTTTAATATCCTCATATGGTTCTTGAAAATAGTAAGTCTTATAAGTATGGATTACGTTCTCTGATAATTTATCAAATGGGTAATGTATGAACCTATTGTATATTTTATTTTTAAGTCTATCATCATCACAGTTATTATATGCATTGATAGCCATCTCAGTTATTTGCGTAAAATATCGTTTACTTCTCTTCTTTCTCGGTTTCGCCATCTAAATTATATTCGTTATTTAATTGTTCTATTGCTTCCTTTATCTGTTCAAAGATATACCCACTTTCATCATCGGATTGAAATGAACCCAATCTATCGATAGATTTCATTCTTAATAAAGCCTTCTGCATTGATGTGTATACCTTCTCAATTATGTTATCAGTATATTCAAATTCCCTCTCTAATATTTCATACTTCCGTAATGAGTTCCATAGAGCGTAACCTAATACTGTAACTAAAATGAGTAATGTAATTATTATATATTCCATATTAAGCTTCTTCCACTTCCCCAAATATAGATTTAAAATCTACTTTAGCGGGCATTTGTATATTTTGTAACTTTGTTTTTTTAGCGGGTCTACCACCAACGTTCTTAGGTGCTACACTACCTTGTTTTAATTTCGACCATCTCTCATTTTCAAATCGAGCTGCCATAATATCAGCTTGGTGCATTACAAATGGTAATGAAGATTTCAATGTGTTATCAGCACTATATGTTATAAAGTAAGGTTTGTTACCATCATCGTATAACCCATCAGTAAGTTTGATGCCTAAGTATTCTACTTCTGAAATTTCGATTCCGAAATGATTCAACATCCAAAACGTTCTATCATTAAGATTCATCCAATGCATTGTTGGATTTGTTTTATATACTTTACCTTGGTTTTCAATATGCCATTGTGAATCATTTGGAATATACCAACTCTCATCAGCGTTTCCAACTTTACCTAAGTCGTGGTGAAGTGCTGTAAAGATTACAGTTTCTCTATCATAATCACCAATACCAATTCCAACTTCTTCGTACATCTCAAAAACCTTAACTGCGTTTTGAGTAACTCTTAATACATGCTCTATATAACCACCAGCAAATGCGTTGTGGAAATGAGCGGTTGATGATGCTGGTGTTAGTACTATCCTATCCTCAAGATGGTCGTACATTTTGTTAAGGGATTGTAATCTTTCACCTGTGAATGTTTGGTTGATTAACTTTCTGAACTTTGTGTAGTTCTCAGTAATTTTTGCTTCGTCTAAAATGTGTATCATAATTTTTAATTTTTATTGTAACTAACTGATTATCGATGAGTTGATGATAGTGATTATGAATTAACCACAATTTCATCTAATATCGATAGTAACTCACTCTCTCTGTATATATTGTATGTGTTCTTACCATTCTTATGTTTGAATCCAGTACCATCTAATAATACGGTATCACCCACTTTTACACTCATTGGAATCATCTTACCTGTATGTGTATATAATCCCTTTCCTACTGCTATAACAGTACCTGTCATAGTTGTATCGTTTCCTTGTGGTTTGTATAATCCACCTGATGTTTTATCATCGTTTCTTTTAATAATCTCAATGACTACTCTATCCCCTAAAGGTCTGTATTTTGTTTCCATAACTTATATTATTTTATCTATTATTCCTAATTGTAATGCTTCCTCTGAGTTTAGGAAGTAATCTGTTTGTTGGTTATCTGACCACCATTGTTTATCTTTATTTGTACATTCAGCCATAATGTTATTACAATCATCTTCTAATGATTCAGCGAATTTAGCATTTGATTTTAAATCAGATAACTTTCCTACTGCATAAGATGATAATTGATGTACCATTATTTTAGAATGTTTGGATGCTGCTCTAAGACCTGTTCCTGCTGCTAATAGTAGTGCTGCTGCACTCATTGCCATACCTCTACAAACTATGTTAGTTTTAATTCCATCACTTTGGTTTAGGCTTCGGATATAATCTATTAATCCTAATGTTTCAACAACATCCCCACCACCTGAATTTAAAAGTATAGTTATTGATTTTAGTTCTGAATTAATCTTTTTTAGTAATCTAACCTTTGAAATAATATCAAATGTTAATCCAGCTGATATATCATCTTGAATTAATATAATATTATCTTTAATATCAATACCGTAATCAAACTCTCTAAACTCCTGAAACCACTTTTCCTTTTCTGTTTTTTCTCTTATGATTTCGTAGTTTGTATCTATATTACCATTAGTTGTACTTCTACTATCGTTGTATAAATCACTCATAATACTATAATGTTTTTAATTTGTTAATACAAATATACAAAATTTATTTCACATTACCTAATTTATTTCTATAAACCTTCGTTCTTTTTTGTTGAGTCACCATAGTTTTTACCATTTGGTTTTTGTTTAGCTTCTCCATATAGTGTTTTTTTATCAACTTCATGTAATTTTTCTATCTTAACTTTCTTTGGTTCTTTAACTACAATTGGCGTTGTATCATCAACTACCACCACCAACTTTTCTTCTTTTCGTTTTGGTTCAACTACATTAACATCACCACCTATATATTTGTTTATTGCAATTACCATTGCTACTGCTAATGGGTCAAACACAAATACGATTAGTAACGTAAACCAATTCACAATTATATCCATCGACTTCCCAGTAATCTTTGATAGATATCTTAATGGTCCTACTTCAGCGGCAACTTCGTTATTAGATTCCATATCTAATACTTTTAAATCTAAAGAAGTAATTGAATCTATAAGAGCTTCCATTTTAGTGGATACTATTGACCTCTGTTCCTTAGTCTCTTTCAATTGGGCTTGTAGAACTCTTCTTGTCGATGATGAGGTAGTTGTAATGATTTCACCTGTCTCTTTATCTTTATACTGAATAGTGTTGTTAGATAACCCCTTAGAGAGTTGTGATATTGATTCATTCAACTGAATCTTTTCTAACTTATAATCAGCTAAAGATTCCGTAAACCTATCTTTCTTTAATTCAACAACTGCCGTTTGTTTATCGATAATAGTTAATTGGTCTGATGTGATTTGATAAGATGATGTTAAGAATCCATATATACCTGCTGATGTGATTATCATTAGAACAACGACACCAATAGTTAAGTAACTTTTAAATAACCAACCTAACTTAGACCAATTATTATGTAGGTATGATGCTACTACTAATTTAGCGAACTCAAGTGATGTTGCCATAATCATAACTTCGGTCCTTGCTCCAGCAAATAAGGAACTTAATCCAAACACAGAATAGTAAGCTGCAGATAATGATAACGAAATGGTTGAAATTACCATTAAAACACCAAATCCAGTTCTCTTAGTAAAAAAGTTATTAACAATTTCCATATTTTTTATATATTATTGGTTTTATTAAATTCCTGAATTGTACTTATATATAACTCTATTATCTTAACATAAGACAATGTTGTTAAAACAACAAACATAACAATAAATATTAAAATAAAAAGAATTAAATAATCAAACAAGCTAAACCCCATATCATGCGTGCACGTTTTTGTACTGAGATAGGGTTAATTCTTTCTTTTTAGCTTCTATCATAATATCTACATCTAATCCATAAGTATTTATATATTCTGAAATGTAATCTGAATGTGCTTGTGGTTTAATCTTATCATTCTCTTCGTGTAATGATTTAGATTCTGAATAATGAACTACAGGCTTAATATCACCCCAAGTACTAGCTGCAAGTTTAAGAGCTTCTTCTTCTGTTAATCCGCCTGTACAAAACTTATGATGATGATAATCAAATACAATTGGAATACCGATGCGTTCGTGAATGTACATTAAATCTGTTACAGAATACATACTAGCCTTATCATCGTTCTCTACTGTCAATCTGTTTTGTGCAGATAGAGGGAGTCTATTAAAGTTCTTACAGAATCTATCCATAGCAGTAATCTTATTACCATAGACACCATTACAATGGATATTAATCTTATTGTACGGAGTTTGTGATAATCCCATAAGGTCGAACATTTCAGCATGGTCTGTTAGCTCATTGATAGTATTTTGTACTACACTATCAGTTGGTGATGGTAATACGTTGAATGGGCCAGGATGAGTTGTAATACGTTGACCGTACTTAGTAGCAAGAGCACCAGCACCTTCTAATAGGATTTTGATACGATTGGCATGTGGCATATCTGATAACTTATATTCAGAATACCACGGAAATAAACCTGAAGTCATTCTAAAGAAGTTAATACCATTTTGATGATTCCATTTGATAATCTCAATCAAATCTCTACAATTCTGAATGGCCAGCTCTGATGCGTATTCTACACCACGCTCTTTGAACGTTCTCTTAATCATACTACGATTGGTAGTAATTTTGGGTTTCTGTGAACCCAATGTTTCGTTGATACATGCGTATCCTAAATTCTGCATATTGTTTATTTTTAATGTTTAACTATTAATTTTTATTACTATGTAAATGTAAGATTAAAATGTGGTATTACCAAACTTCCAATGTTAACAAATTGTTAAGTTTTGGGCATAAAAAAAGGGAACTTAATTAAAAGCCCCCTCATTTAGTTAATCAGTTACTATGTTATCTTCTTCAATCGGTTCAACATCTACAATTTCTTCACAGAAATAGAAATAAGGTTCTTTTTTAAAAACCCTATCGGCTCTAAGATGTTCTCGCCACGTATCTACAATAGGACTATCTGAAATTCTGATTTTCCTTAGAACAATGTACAAAGTATCCGAAATATTTATAACTTCTTTACATAACATTATTTAACTGATATTGTTTTTACCTTATCCTCATTTCTAATAGATGGTGGTATTGATATAGTAAGTACACCATTAAGAACTTCAGCGGTTGCATTAAGTACATCCCATCTTTCTTGAATGTTGTATTCTTTATTAAGTGTTCTACCATTAGCTTCACCATTAATAAATAATCTATTCCCAGCCGATTTTATTGTGACTGTATTTTTGGAAAAGCCTGGAACATCAAATTCCATATTTAGCATCCCATCTTTATCTATATTCATATTATCCGAAATCGATTTGGGAATATGATTGTTTTTACTTTGATAGTTTAGCCTATCAATCAATGTATCTATGTTGTAATTCATAATAACTTTGTTTTAGTTTAATAATTTATAGTATGTAATGTTCAAATGATGTACCATAATTGTACATCGGAAATATTGTCATATGGTTTATGACAAATGGTCAGTTAACTGATATTGGAATACCAGAACCTATTATTTTATAATTTAGAGAAACCTCACCATTATCTGACATGGATACTTTTTTATCTGAAAGAATCATACCATCCATTACCATAGTAGTTACAACCTTATTCAAAAGTTCAACTGAAGCACCCGTTATTGAAAGGTAACCTGATTTATCAATTAGTGCTGTTACTTCTTGTCTAATTGGAATATCATCATCAAACTCATCAAATTCAAAATCGCTATCATCATCTAGTCCATCATATTCGTATTGAAAATCACCCAACATTAAATCATACAGATACATTAACTTATCAGTATCATCTAATGTATTAAAGAAATTGTATTCTACGTTATCCCAATAATTGTCATCATCCATAATAGTCCTTATTTTAAAGATTCTAAATATATTTGATACGCCAACCATGCGGGCTCAGGTCCGAATTGTAAAAAGTAATCGTTTCTCAACATATACAGTTTTAATTTAGAAAGGAGGGTATCTTCTTCGTACTTACTTATGATTTCATATAAACCATTCCTGTGTTCATCATCTGTTATTAGTTCTATTACTTTCATGTATATAAGTATCTTAGATTATTCCTTTTGTTTTATATAATTTGTTTAAATATTTTAAAACCTCTTTTGGAACAACGGTTCGCTTGGTAGAAATGTGCTCAACCAATACGTTTAAAAATTGATGTATGTGTTCAAACTCAACTGAACTCTGTATACTTTTATGCAACATATTAATTCTATCAAGCATCTTATCCACATATTCATCACTTACATTATCAGATGATTCTAAATAATTAGACACCATATATCTCATAGAAAACCATAACTGTGGTTTAGCATCTGTTGTAATACAGTTCTTTAAAACAGTATTTACAAACTCTTCTAAAGATAATATGGATGGGACTGATTGTTCAAACTTTTTATAGGAGACCCAATCACGAGCGTTCTTCATTTCTGGGTCTCCATTTCCAAGTTGATTAAACAATTCATTAGAGTTCATTAGAACATACCTAATTTCTGCTTTTGCCTAATAATATGTTGTGCATCTAATAACATTTCCATTACTTTATTACACTCTGAGTAGGTTAGTTCTATATAACGGTTACCTACCATTAAGCTACCTATTGATTTTGACCTATCTTTAATATTCATTGCTGTTAATGAATTTGACATTTCAAAATTAATTGAACTGTAATTCTTACCTAATTTATCAAACCGTTCTTGCGTTTTATTATCAAGTGGTGTTATTTGGTTAACATAGGATTTTCTTTCGTGATTCATAACTACTAATTTAAATTATACATTTATTATAAATATGAAATCAGTATTAATAAAACCTATTTAACCTTTTTATTTCTTTTAGAAATCCTATTAAATTTCTTTTCGAAATCAATTGTACTAAGTCTTTTCGGATTTGTTCGTTGAATATTTTTATCAATACGAATTATTTCACCTAACCAATGCCAGGCTAATACCACAGTCGATTGTGCCGGTATCATATATTCAGAGGTAAGGGAATTACCCTCACCATCTGATACATAATATAAACCACCACTAGTCATCTTTGTTAAAGCATTAGGAAATTCCTTTAGTATTTTCTTTTTTAATCGCTTAAACTTTGCTATATCAATTTTCATCTTCTATTTGTTATTAAATACTTTAGTCATAACTGAATTTATATAGACGTCAGAATCACCCATTACAGAAACACCAACTAAAACTTTACCATCTTCCATCTCTACATTGTGTACGATATTATTTAAGGAAACTGCTCGTTCTACAATCTTACCCACCTTATGTTTTTTAAAGATGGTAACTACTACGGTAGTCCCTAATTCGTAATTTAAATCCATTACGATATAACTTTAATAATTTTGGTTTCATTAACGTGAGTTACTTCAAACTCCAATCCATCGTTCTTAAACTCTTCATGTACTTTTGCTTCTGCATCTGTTACGGATACGGCATGAACACAATACTGTTCTACTATTTTCTTTTGTCTACCCTTATCATCGGTAGTTACTACTTTTACTTTTGCGATATAATACTTCATAATTGTTTTGATTTTAATTGTTATACTTAATGTTAAATTTAGATTCTAATTCTTCTTCTGTAACCATTTCATACGAACCATTACAGTTAGTATCTTCCATGTCTTCACATATGGTATGGAAATATTGAATATAGGTATCACCATCCTTCTGTCTTCCAGATGGAATAACCAACATCCACAATGGTAAATTAACCGATTTAAACGATTTAAATTCACGTGGACCAATTTCATCAGGCCCTTTATTAAATCTCACTCGCAACTGTGTATAGTAGTCCTCATCTAACTCTGTCCACTCCTGCTCATTCATAAGGAACAATTCTGATTCATCCATTGCTTTAGCCATACCTTCTTTTTCAGCTTCTGTTAGCGTACTCCAGTATTCATCTGGAATTATGTTTTCTTCTTTCTTCATATCATTTATTTATTTTGGTTCATTGTATATCCAACTTCACCACTTTTTGTTAATACTTCTTTTACAATACCCTTATCTTTTAAGCTGTCAATAGTATTATCAACATTCTCTTTAATTATATTTCGGGTAAGATTAATTACTGCATCCATTACAAGATTAAATAACTCATCTTCTGTGTTTGCTTTCGATATAAAATCAGAAGTTTCTAATATCTTATAGAACCTTACTTTAAATTTATGTTTATCGATAAACTCATTCTCAAAATAATTATCATCATTCAAATCATTAAAGATAGTATCTGCTAAGTGTTTATTATTAAATTCCATAATCTCCCTTTATACCGTATTTATTTAATGTTTTAATATTATCTTTAGTGATAAACATTCGGTTTTTCCATATGGATTCCAAACAATTTAACAATTCTTTTTCAGTATATGTTTCCGCTGCAGCGTTTTGTAACGTATCATTCGGATTTAAGTTTAATTTACTCATAATTTTATTATAATAGAAAGTGAACTCCATCCCATTTAGCTGAAGGTCACTCTCAGTAGTTAAATATTAAATTAAAATGGGTTATCTAATGTATCATCATTTACATTGAAGAGGTCTTCTTTTTCGGTAGTACCAACAAACTTTTGAACAAACTGACGAATGTAAGTTCGTTCTGATTGTGCTCCACCAGCATCATCAAATAATGGGTAGATAGTAATCTCAGCTGCATCTTCCAAAGTAAACCCATCGTAAAGTAGTGACCCAATCTCAACTGCTGTACGAGTCGAAAGTGAATTAGTAAGTTGTGGTGTTTCCTTCTTAACTTCTGAACGAGTCATAGAAGTGATTTCAGCAACATTGGTAATTTGAGTTAAATCAACAGATGGGTACATCATACTAAGTAGACTTGTTTCCTCATCTTTAGTTAAAGTGTCCATTTCGATAATTTGAAATCTATCAACAATTGCTCTATCCAATTGTCGAGTGGCGGTGTATTCATTACCAATGTTAGCAGAAGCGATAAAGGAAACACCTTCAGCAACTTTCACAACAGGTGAATCAGCTGCCTCATCTAAACGTAAATAACGTTGCCCAACATCCAAAACACTCATCAGAATGTTGTGAGCCTCAGGATGTGCTCTCGTAATCTCATCCAATACAATAACTGTATTTGGAGTTTGAATTGCCTGAACAAATGGTGATGGTGAAAACACAGTTCCTTTTTTAGTATCGAATTGTGTATTACCGATTAACGTAGCCCGTGGGTCTTGCGTTGAACCTAAGTTGAAGATTTCCATTTGGTAACCCTCAATTGAATTAGCAGCTGCCTTAGCGGCCATTGTTTTACCACAACCAGCTGGTCCGGTCATCATAATGTTCTTACCTCTAATGATATTACGGATAAGATATTTCCACTTCAATTCGTTCATAAACAACATTTGTGGTTTTAAATCCTTAGCTTCATTATGAATAAAGTTAAAGAACTCATCTTCTAATGGAGCGGTAACAACCTCTGCAGCTGTTGGTGTTGATTTCATTTGGTATTGTTCCAACCCACCATTTGGTTTGTTGAAATTCCCAACAGGCTTAGAACCGTTAAACTTCTCACCTGGCACTCTTCCAAACTCAATTGAACCTTCGGTAAGGTTACCACTCACACGTACCTTAAAACAATACTTAGTGGGGTTGTTGGAGGCTGCAACTGCTCTCTTATATAGAGAACTACCAACCTCATTTAGTTGAGGGACTAAAAATTCAACACCATTGGAATCTACCAATATTAACTCTTTGTTCTCATTTCGAACAACTTTACAAAATACGCTTCTTTGTGCTTTCATATATAATTATTTTTTAATTTTTAATTGGGTTAAACCTTAACCCCTTATTACCTTACTAAGATACGACAATTATTTTGATTTACCAAACTTTCAATGTTAAGAAATTGTTAATTCTTATTTACTTTTTTACTTTTTTAAATCCTTTACCACATCCACAAGTCCAAGTGTTTATTCCTAAAGTTGGTTTTTCACAATCGCAATACTCCGATTCTATTTGCTTCTTTGTCAAATAAGTTCCTGTCATTTTATTAAATTTTAGTTCTTTCATAACTCTTAATTTTTAACTTTTAATAGGGATAACTAACCCCCCTTTCTTATTACATAATAAAGATACTATTAATAATTGGATTTACCAAGCGTTTTTGTACTTATTTTAAAAAGTTATTAACAATTTACTGAAATAATTTGTTTAACGTTTTAGTTAATGGTATTAAGTTGGTTACGTTGATGGATTGAGATGATTTACCATACATCTTCTTAAAGCTTTCCATTCCATAAGATGCATCATAACTACCACCTGATATAAAGTAAGATAGAATCTTAACTCCAGCCATCTCCATTTTTTTAACCTGCTTTGATGTATGTGCTATTGCACCTTCACCACCATATTCCATATCACCATTACTAAACCCTGGGTAACCATCGGAGAAGTTAATGAAGTAAGAATCAACACCTTTAGAAGTTTTGATGATATCATCTAAGATAGCCTCAAAACACAAACCTTCCGGAGTAGTCCCAGAAGGATTAAGATATTTAAAAGTTTGTTGAATCTTATTAATTTTATCTTTTCGTGAATCGTAAGCGATTAACATTAATGGTTGAACTGATTGAGTAGAATTACCTTGAATACTTCTGTATGAAATAACTACATCTAAATTAGAAGTCATCGAAGCAGCCTTAGCGATTGCAACAGCAGCTGTTTGTGAATTAGTCCATTTGCTCCCACCCATTGATGAACTAGCATCAATTGATATATGAACAAGCGCTGGATTATGTTTATCAATTATCATCTGGTCAAATATGTTTGTGTTACCCATACCTAACTCATGTAGTAACCGACCTGATATCTTACCGTTCTTCATACGAGGTGTAGTTAGTGAACGTTCTTCAGAACGAAGTTTCAACTTACGACCCAACATAGTACCAATCTGAATTCCTTTAGTTATTGATGGTTGGTTACGTTCACATGCCCAAGGGTAAGTACTTAACATACCAATTGTATCTGATTCAGCTAATGCTTTTGAAAAGTTTCTAACTACAACTACTGCAGTTTTTCTTGATTGTCTCCAATAATGGTCTGAATTATAATCATTACCAACTATCTTTTCTTCAATACCCGCTTTAGATAATGTTTCTAATTTTTGTTGTTCTGTTTTTGAAACTTTCTTTTTAGTAATCTCACCATTTTGAAATTGTTTTTGTTTCTTAATAGCGTTTTCTAACATTCGTTTCTGGCGGTCTGTAAATTTACCATCACCACTAACTGCTTCTTCAGTAGCGATATCCACATTCCCACCATCACCACCAGCTCCATTGGGATTGTAAGCGGTTGAACTACTTTTAACTGCATCACCATCAGCATCACCTTTCGTTTCATCCTTTCCATCGGAATCTTGCTTTGATTCAGTATCACCATTTGATTCTGAATTATCAGTACCATCAGTTTCAGTAGAGTCACCTCCACCCCCACTACCGCTACCTTCATCAGTTTCTCCATCCTTACTCTTTTCACCTTCATCATTTTCATCACCCTCTTCAGTTTGGGTTTGGTTAGGTAATGAATCTTCAACCATTGTGAAAATCTCACAAGCTAATTCCATTACCTGTGTAGTGTTTTCTAATCTTTTGATATTTTTAAGGTCAATCATATCCCATACTTTCTGTAACATTGGTAGAGCCTCTAAATCACGATTCTCATTAATGAAATTACAGATACGGAACATATAAGATTCCCAATCATCAGTTCGGAATTCCGAAGATGTTAAACCTTTATCAATAATCCGAGCGTTGAAGTACTTATCGTACATTGCGTGGTAGTAACCTTTATAACCAGGAGAAGTAGAATAGATATAGTAATCAATTCGTCTATCTTCAATAATATTGATTAAATCTTTAACAATACCTTGAACATACTGGCGAACCCGATTGTAACCCATCCCATGCTTTTCTCCTAAAGATTCCAAATAATCATAAGTGATATGTTTAGGATAATCGTTAGCTCTTAGGTTATCTAACGTAGTGAAATCAGTTAGTTTGATATGAGAACCCTCATGCAATGCCAACCCAACGGTTGAATCAAAATCTTTACCATCCATCTTAGCTGATATAGTAACAGTTTTACCATCTGTATAAGAATCACCACGCTCATCAAATTTAACCTTAATGTTATCATTAGTTACAATGTTAACGAAGTTACCGATAGCTCTCTTATAAGAGGCAAGAGCCATTAGGTTTGAGGATTTTTTATCTTCTTTATCTATTAAATTAGAATCATCATCTCCGAACAAATCATTTCCAATCCAATAATCAGAATGTTGGTGTGTGTCTTTTTTCATATTTTTTAATTTTAAATTTCTATTAGATTCAATCATCTCCCTTTCTTATTACATAATAAAGATAGGTATTTTATATTTAATAACCTAACATTTTATGTTAATTTTTGTTAAAGTTATTAACAATCAAAATAGGGATTTGATTAGTTTCTTATAATCTATGGATAGTAACCCTATCATAGATAACATAATTGAGGTCAATGTAAAGGCCATCTCATTCAACACCCCCGAAAAGGTGATGTAATTAGAGAGCGTCCCACTCATTGTGTTTGTAGCGATTACGAATCCAGCTACTGATAATAAAATTGCTTGATAATTTTTCATATTGTATATCTCTTAATGATTACAATACTAAAGTACGAAAAAAGATTGGGATTACCAAACTTCCAATGTTAACAAATTGTTAAGTTTTAATTTGATAAAGGGGCTTTAATTGATGGATGGGATTTATATCCTAGTAGCTCAATATCAAATTTACCATTTAAAATATCTACATTAGATAATTTAATAGTAGGTAAATCAAAATTATTTCTTTTTATTTGCTCTTCTGCTTGTTCAATGTGATTAAGATATAGATGGGTATCACCTAAGTTACCAATCAACCTACCTGCGACCATATTAACTTCTTTTGCTAATAACTCCAATAACAAACCATAGGATGCTATGTTGAAAGGTAATCCTAAGAATGTATCTACTGAACGTTGATTCCACATTAGGGATAGTGTTCGTGTTGGTACATTGTACTCATTCATCTCTTGTTCAATAAAGTCGTGATGCATATATGAACCTCCATTATTACCAAACCAAGTAAATCTCTCACTCAGACTTAACTCTCTTGTATAAACTTGAAATCCATAATGGCAGGGTGGTAAAGTCATATTATTTAACTTTCCAACGTTCCAAGCGTTGACCATTAATCGTCTTGAATCCGGATTTGTTTTAAGGTCGTTGATTAGGTTAGCGATTTGGTCGAACCCATTCCAATCTCTCCATTGCTTTCCATATATAGGGCCTAATTCACCCCAACTTTTTGCTCTTAACGAATCGGTTTTGATAGTATCAATGAATTTCATCATTGATTCGGGATTTTGATTGTTTTTACAATATGCCTTATAAGCATCACCATTCCAAATGTTGCAACCATTATCAACTAAGTACTTGATGTTTGTATCTCCTTTCAGAAACCAAATCAATTCAGTCATCATTGTTTTAAATGCAACCTTTTTAGTTGTTAACAAAGGAAACCCATCTGACATATTATGTGTTATCTGTCTTCCGAAAACGGATAGTGTGCCTGTTCCGGTTCTATCCATCTTATCTACTCCAATTTCTAAAATGTCTTCGAGTAATGTGTTATATTGATAATCTAAGTTATTCATCTTTGTTTTGGTTTAGTATATCAGCATTCAACCACCAATGCGTTATTACTGCTATCTTCATAAAATTCTTTTAGTCTATTTACTAACCATTGGTGGTTAGGGTGTTTCTTTGTAGCTAGTAATCTAAATGATATTTCATCAACTAACTTTTTAACATCCTCATCTTTCATAGTACTCTTTAATTATTTGGGGTTATTCTGTGGGTCATAAAATATATATTTGCACGTAATCTCATCACCTGCAATAATATCTTCTATTGTATTTAATTCTAAATAGGGTTGTACATACTCATCTGATATAATCACATTTTCACAATTAGGAGTATCGCTGTGATTATAAAAACCACCTAATGGTAATCGTAACCAATCATCCGTTGTAACGTTATACTTTACTCTAATGTGTGATACACCTATATGTGTACCTTTTGGGATATCTACTTTAGTGAATAACCCCACACCTTCAATCTTACTTTCTTTTATTGTTAAGTAATCTGGTAGTGGTTTGTAACTCACTTAGTTTTATTTAGTAGTTGTTTAAAAGCACTTTCAATTGATTCTAATTGGGTTAACTTAGGGTTATCCTGTCTTAGTACTTTACTTGCGTTAATTATTACTTCTCTGATACCATATGAATGAGCTTCCATAAGCACCTCTTCTATTTGTTCTTCTACTGTCATAATCATTTACTAATTAAAATTGGTGGGGGTGAGAAGGCTAGCTGTGTCTGGCAATGCCAATTTCTGCTTCAATCTCATCCGTACCCACCTTTGAGCGGGAGGTTGGAACTGCCCCAACTTCTTTGTACTGGAAGTACAACGAGTTTCTCTTAACTCTTCTCTCGCATTTGAGCGGAGGGTTGGAATCGCACCAACACCTTCTATCTGGATGATAAATGTCTTACTACTAAGACTTCCCCCGCAATATAGAGAATGATAACCGGTAGCTTAAACTGAGCGGCCTTATCTCAATCTTTAATCATTCTCCTTTGAGCGAAAGGTTGGAACTGCCCCAACTTCTCTATACTGGAAGTATAGCGGGTTTCTCTTAACCCCTCTCTCGCATTTATTATGTAAATATACAAATAAAAATTGATATAACCTAATTATATACCATAATATTTTATTGTACGTTTTTTAATAGCCGATATTATCGAATCATCTTTTTGTGCATTAATTGAGGTATCCCATAACTTCTTCATAAACATCATATGGTGTGGTTGGATATCAAATCCCATCTCACCATCAAATGTATTTAATGAGCCTGTAATAAGTGCGTTTACAATCTGAATATCTCCCGTATCTACTGTAGATTCTTTCGAATTTTCCATCAATTTCTTTAGATATACTATTTTATCGGTTATTTCTATACTTTCCCACATCATTTGAATACAAATATACGAAATTTAATTCATATATCCTAATTTATTTACTATTATTTTTACTATTGTAGCCCGTAAGAGAATCGAACTCTTATTTTACGGATGAAAACCGTATATCCTAACCGTTAGATGAACGGGCCATTGATTATTTTTTATTAAATCTATCTAAACATAGATGAATGTACGTTATACTATCAGAAGAACCTATTAATACATCAGCTTTCCAATATTTTTTACAAATTTCATCTACATTGAGCTTTTTTAATGATACTAACTTAGGTACATACACTTTATTCAATCCCATAACTACAAATATACACAATTAATTTGGGAATTACAAGCATTTTACTTCTTTTTTCTACCTATAATGATTGGAATTGTTATTGATACTGAACCTAACGCTGTTGCGAGTATATCTTTTCCATCAAATTTACCACCACGACCCTTATCGTAGGCCTCCTTAGCGATTCCAGCTACAATACCTGTGCCGATTGAGATTAATACTCTATTTGATTCTTTAAGTTCGAACCGATTCAACCCTATATAGGTAGTTGATGTTATAAAACCACCTGCCACAAAGTGAGTTACCTTGTCTGATGGGATTGTTTGTGTCATACCCACCATTCCGATGAGTAATGCTACTGTTGTTAATACTTCTTTCATATAACTTTATTTTTTATTTATAAACCATCTCCAATGTTCCGCTTTCCATAGGTTAGGGTTTTTAATGTCTTCGTTCATCTTAATGTATTGATGTTATAGTTCCACTCTTACTAATACCATTTAGATGGCCTTCACATTTCATAGTTAGTTTATACACATAGGTAGTATCAAATGGTAATCCATCCCAACCTTCGACAGGGTCGTTTGTCCAAAACACCAACACACCATCCCTATCAAATATTTGTAAGTCGTATTGATTTACACTAAGTGTATCATCAAACACAGGTTTCCAAATATCATTATGCCCATCCCCATTTGGTGTGAATGCATTTGGGATGTAAACATCTTGTGCGAATGATGTTGTTCCAACAAACATCGCTACTACTATTAATAACTTCTTCATAACTTATAACTTTCTTTTTCGTTTCTATTGTATAACGCATCTAATAATTTATGTGCTACCTCTTCGGATATCTCATTCGAATTATACAAATTAAATATTAACTTTCTCATACGTTCCATTTAAAATCCTCAACCCATATAGGATTATTCTCCATATAAGCACCAAATGTATTAAACTCTAAATACTCAGCGGCTTCATCCATATCCATACCATCTTTAATCAGCAATTCGATACATTTGGTTCTTGAATACACCACCTTCCACATATTTGGTTCGAATCCAATGATACAATCATTAAACCCATCGGCGAACAGAATATCATCTGAACTTCCGTAGTGTTCTATTATCTTCTCTCTCATATCAGTTCGGTTGTTGGTGGTTTAATAGAAAATCCTATTACAGGCCTATGACCACTCACATCATTACATCTTTTTTGAATCAACTCCTTAGAGAATTGTAGTGTTTCGATATCCTCACTTTCGGATACCCATTCAACAAATAATTTTGTCAGTAACTTACTCTTAATCGTTTTTAACATATTCATATTTTAATTTTTAAGCTATTAATCTAAATGGTTCATTATTTTTTAGTTTGCTAACCACATTAGGCAACATACTCATTCCCGTAGCAACACCACTAAGACGATTCATTGCAGAAATCTTATTTAAGACCGTCAGGTATATCTCTTTACTACCGTTGGGATAATCTGAAACTTCTCTTGTAAACAAATAAGTTATAGAAGGGTTTTCATACTGTTTTCTATACTTACTAATTAGTTGTTTAGTAGCTTTAACAATCATTAGATTGGATGGTGCCGATGTAACAATAACTATTTGGTTAGTTTCGGGGTTAATCATATTATTACCATTTCTTGCCATTGATACAAACCCTGCATTTTTGAGTACGGGTTGAAATATTGTTTTGAATCGGAACTGTGCCTCTTCTCTATCTTTCGGTGGGTTACCACAATAGTTTAATGTTGCCATAATGTTTAATTTTTAATGTTTAATTCTTAACTCTTTTACTATGTAAATATAATACTAATAATCTAGTCTACCAAATTTTAAATGTTAAAAAATGTTAAATTGTTATAGTGAGTTATTACCCCCACCCACCCGATTACGAATTCGTTAATTTGTGTGAAAAGGAAACTTGCGTTTCCTCTTTTGGATTAACTCTTAACGGAGTTACCGTATCCTTAAAATGCTTCTCTAATATTTCAACCGCTTCCTCAATGGCATCGTAATCTGTCATTGTAGTGTTAAACGCACTTACTAATTCTTCTGCTATATCTAATATTTGTTTCATATCTCTGTCAATTTATATTTCTTCTATTAACTCTAATATACTACTCACTGCTAACTGAACCTCATTCCGTTCGGATTCACCTGCATCTACCTCATCTACCGCTAACTGTAAATAATCTAAACTTGCTTCTTTAAGGGATGGGTGGGCTAGTGACATATCAATAACGTATTGTTTTAAATCGTATAAGTTTTCCATATTGTTCGTATAATTTAATTATTAAAATTTTTTAATACATTTCGTCTTTCATATTGATACTTATAAACCACCATCTTTGTGGTTATCTTTAATTGCGTTTGCGAGGTAAAGAACACCCCATACAAATAGAATAGCATTTGTGCATATTCCTAATAAAACCCATAGTTCACTCATCTTATTTAATTTTTATGTTTAATTTAATCCACCCACGATTGGGAATATAATCTTTATGGTCACTATAGTTAGATACTTCAATTGATTCTACAATTTCATCAACACTCATCCCTGTTAGGTGTTTAATATTTAAACAAGTATCCGAATCTTCTTTAGGGTTAACCAACCCATTAACTCTATTATCTTTTATATTATAACCAGCTTGTCTGAATTGTGATTGATTAACTGTGAATATATTCCATTCATCGGTCATATGGTCTATGAATACATCTACTGCTAATTTGATTGGTTGGTATTTAGCTATTAACTTATCTACGCTGGATTGGTTGATGAGGTATGCATGTGCTCCCCAACCACCATGTCCATACAATACTCTGGAAATCAGTTTGGTTTCAGCCATACCGGTTATATATTTTTCATGCTTACCTAAGTATATAACATCCCAATCTAATTTATCTATATCTAATTGTAACTTTTCTAATTCGTAGGATGGTGTATAAACTGCATCATCTTCCAATATTAATCCAATACTCTCTCCACTTTCTTTAAATTCGGTCCATGCCTTAATGTGTGATAACGAACATCCAATGATATTTTTATTTAGAATACCAGATGGGTCGTAGAATGATTCGTTAAGAACACCAGCCTTTATAAGTTTGGATACATTTATATCGGAGCCAGGTACGGCATCAATAAATGTGTAATCTAACCAATCCATAGTAGATACTATATTATTACGTCTATCAGTTCTATTTAAGAGTGATATAATATAAGTTTTCCAATTTTTCATTTTTTAGTTTTAAACATTTGGTACTCCGATTTTGTCATACCGAGTTTACATTGCTTCTTATACCAAAAATATAAATCTTCAGTAGTACCTTTACCTCTTTGTCTTTCTAAGGATTTATCCCAAAGGTCTTTATCGAATTCTTTTTCTAACTCTAATCTGAGTTCGAATAAACGTTTTTGTTCTTCCTCATTACCAACTTCCATCAACTTCAAACGTTTTACCCTTTTCATTTTAGTACGTTCCATCGCTTCATGTCTACGTTCTCCCTCATTGGCTATTAAAATAGTTTTCATTAATTCTTCCACCATTTTATCACCCTCTTTTTCTACTTCTTTGGCCTCTGAGAAGTATGGGGAATGTTCATAATCACCATTCTGAATTCTCAGTAATAAAGGTTCTGATTTCTTTAATGGTTTCTTACGTTTACCATTTGTGTACCATCTAAATTTGTTATATCCCATATTATATACAACTAGTTACAGTATCATAATCCTCAACTGATAGGGTATCAAACCAATCAGATGATAGGTTGATTTCTTCCATTGAGAAATTACAATCTTTATTATAACCACCATCCTCATTCTGAGGATGAACACACATATTGGAAGTATCAAATACACTTCTTACTGATTCTAAAATTATTAACATAACTTATTTATTTTTAATTTGACTTAAGGCCAACCGATACTCCATCGCTAGGTCATATTTAGCGGCAGTTAAAGCCACACCCAATTCTAAATGTTCTGAATAGTTGTGAGCATTTAATTCAATTAATTTATATAGTCTATCGATTAACATAACTTTTTAATTTTTACAATATTATTTTAAAATAACAAAACAGATTGGTGAGGACTTTCTTTATTCCAAATAATGGGTGGGTCTCCTCAAGAAGTTGCAACCTCTCTTTACCTATCGTACCAACAAGTTTTTAATCTGTCTGTTACTATTAACATAACTTTTCTTCATTTTTCATATCGTACCTTTAAATCTCATTACTATGTAAATATACAACAATAGTGTGAAGAATCCAAATTTCCAATGTTAAGAAATTGTTAATTCTTTGTCTTTATTCATAATTTTTTAATTATATAGGCTTTAATGCTACCTTTCTACATATAAGTTAGTATGTGCTTCTGTATCCTCACCTCTATAATATCCTACATATTGCTTTTTCTTTCTTCCTACAATAAACGGTTTTACCCAATCAAAAAAGTTGTCTATCTCACTATCGTAGTTTTTAAACTCGGTGTGTAGGTTAATAATCCACCTACCGTTTTCTTCGTAAAATCTACCGCCTTGCATTTCATCATCAAAGTTTGTAGAAAGAAAAAGCATATACCACCGTTCACATTTAAAAAACGGATGATTAAGTTCAGGCTTAAACACATCTTCTGTGCTAAACAATGCTTTATCGTGTCCTAAGTCACGTTCATTTATTACCCTTTTTAAAATGTTCACTACATTTTTAGGTGTATCTTGCTTTAGTTTTACATCAAACTTTAATTCGGTATAGTGTCCCATAATTATATTTTTAGTTGTTCATTAAAAGCGCATAACAATGTATAAAAACCATAAATTTATTGCTCCTAATACGTAACCTGTAAATACTGCTGTAATCAAATCAAATCCATTATATTTTTTCATATCTATTTTTTACTGTTCTTATTCTTAACGTTGTAGCACATTTAGGATATAACCCAAATGCCTATTAAGTCAAGTTCTTGTAATGTCTTTATAGTTATACAAGTTAATGCAATTATACCCATCCAAAACCATTGTGCATTTGATGGTGTTGGTAGCATTTGTCTTTCGTCAGTTTTATACCACTTAAAAAAACGTGCTACAACACTGGCTATATTTTCATTGCTCATAATATTTGTAGTTTAATAATTAGATTCGTTTTAAGGCAACGAAACATAGCCTAGTCATTAGGTACAATAAATTATTCTACCCAAACTATTTCTTTTGTTCCTACACCACAATTTAAAGATTGTGTCAATTCTTCAATAAATTCTTTTTCAGTTACTTTTCTATATTCTTCATTCTGATTATCAAAATCCATAACCATTTTAAAATAGTTAAGAATTGACTTGTCCATTTTTACAATCTGTTTTACCATAATTAAAAGTGCCTAACATTGGCTATAAATAAAAAACATATTGCGTAAGTTTTATTTGTGTTCATACTCTATAATCAAATTTTTAAAGATACCACATAGTTCATATTCCTCTACCTCTTCGTTGTGGGTGATGAGAGCTTCCATCCAATCTAATCCATACCCATCTACTAAATGCATACTATCTACACCAATTGTGTGATACGATTTTATAAACTCCTGTGTCATTCCTTTAAGGACTGTGTGGGGAGGTAATTCCCCATATATCCTAACGTAATCATCCATTGAAAGATTACCCATTGCATCCATATAATTAATTTTGGGGAATGTATCCATTTTACCATCCCAATTCTCTATATCCATTATACTTCTTTTAATGTTACAATTGAAAAATTATTAATATCAGTTACCATTTCTATAACGTTGTTGATATCTGTTCGTTGGAACCAACCTACAGTATCCGCATCGACTTGAAGAATATCTTTAGTTACCCACCTATCGGATTTGGTGTGTAGGATTCCTATCTCAAACGATTGGAAATCTTCTACTGTTGAAGAGTTCAATCCTTTAGGGGATGACATTGCAAGGTTACCACCTGCTATAATTGAGAGGGTATGTTCCCCAATCTTTTGTAGTGAAGCTACTCCACCCATATGTGGGAAGAATGTTAAATCTGTGAATGTTTTTATTTCTTGATGCATAATTTTTAATTTATTTTTTAATATTACTCTGTAAATATACGAACACTATTTGGCTAAACGAAATCTATTTGCGGGAGTTGTAAAGTCATCTATTATTTGTTGATGCGTTCTATTACCCACAAGTTCATCCTCGTCAGATAGATATTGTAAAAACTTGTGCAACTTCTGCTTATAGTAGTACTCAGCGTACCACTCCATCATTTCCCCTATTTCATTCTCATAATGCTCTTCTGGAATGTTTGTATTTTCCATATTTTCTTTTAAATACTCTGAACCTGTTATCATAACTTTTATTTTTTAATGATGAGGTTAACTCTAACCCCTTTTACTATGTAAAGATAAGTATAATATTCCATTCTACCAAATCTTATATGTTAATTTTTGTTAAAGTTATTAACAACAGTTTGTTTACAGTAAACACCATAGTGTAAACAACCTAATATTATATTACCTCTGTGTACCACACAAGCCATCAGACGGGTTTCTACCAGGTAAAAAAACCAGCCCCGGTATGAAAACCACTAAAGCGCGGTTATAATTCATTGATACTCATACGGTTACAAGTAATTGCCCCGCCCCCCCTCTTGTTGGTGACGTATTCACGAATATCATCGGTAACAGAAAGGGTTAGGGGATTACAAATTATGAGTAATAAGAAGACTCTACTCGCCGAGCCTCAAAGCGTATATGTGGATGATGAGGGAGTCGAACCCTCTAATGTTATCTAATGTGGCCTTATCGCCTGATACATCCCAATTCCATTGGTACACCCAGCACTACTGTTTGTTATCACTATACTACAGTACCTCATACATCTGTGGGTATCATTCAGTTTGAATGATTATTAGTATAACTATCTTCTATTTACTTCTCACGAAGCCACAACGTAGGAGTTCCGATTTTCCTAACTTCTTAATCCCCTTCTATCTCACTCCGGAGTTATCCGTTCCGTAACTTCCTGTGGGAGCGGTGGTTGGTTCTACCTCTTGGGGTAATTCAATACCTTTGATTCTGTTTGTTGCTAATGCCCAAACGAACATATTTGAGAATAAATCATCATTTGAGAAAGCTTTAATCTCATCATCTGTGATTCCATTCTCTAATTTAAATAACCCTACTAAGATTGGTAGTTGGGTAATTACTATTTCTTCTTTTATCTTCTTTCTCTTCATAGCTCCTAACTTTACTGATTTTCCTATAAGTTTCTTTTTAACGTTCCAATACGGATATCTTAGTATCCCATTGTTTTTGGATAAAGTAATCTAACTTCTCATGAGCTCTATTTACTCCACTAAGGTTATTGTTCTCTACTGCTTTGTTGAGTTCTGATGTCCAATACTCTATCTTACCCCAATACCCATTACTATACTCCTTTCTCATAACTTTGCTATTTTTAATCTATATCACTTTTTATTTGAATCTTAGCCATGCTTTCGTTTGTATTTTTTACAATCTGATTTACTCCCTTGGAATTCAACAGCATCATTAATAGTATCTACTACTTGATATACATCATTATATTCATATAGTCCAATTATTCTTAATACTCTTTTCATAACTTATCTCTCTTTCTTATTACATAATAAAGATACGATTTTTAATCCACTTTACCAAGCTTTCAATGTTAACAAATTGTTAAGGATTCGATGGGTTTGGAAGATAGTAGTAGCGAGAGTAATACCCTATAGTACCAATCTCTGAATCATCATTGTTTATAAACTGAAACCCATTATAGTTTCCAGAGTTATGAAGTATCCTTCCTACCATAGTAGAGATACCACTCTTAAACCCCATATCAACATACTCATCAGTTCTACCCAATTGCATATTGGCCCATTTAACCATCTGTTCTACCTCAACCGTTTTTTTACTCTTCATAATATATTTTTTAATTAACTGTGAATATTTTCAATTCTTCTCCAGTAACTCCTTCTTTCTGAAACGCTTTATCAATTTGTTGCGCTAAGTCAAGGTCAGTAATCTTTTTTACCTCAACTTCATTCATCGTAAATGCTTTGGAGGCCCAAACCTTAGAGTTAACTGCTTTGTATTGATTCGAATCCATCAAATTGGTGTTATCATACATACTATTAATAGTACCTACCGTTAAGTTAAGTAATATAGTTTCATCAACTAACTTAACCTTCTTACCAACCCTACTGAATATAGTTAGGTAGGTTTCAAATCCTTTAGGTTTAAATTGAACTGTTTGAATACCACCTCTCTTATAACCATTGATGATACTCTCAGGATATTTAGAACATCTATCGTTATCAAAACTTCTACCATCTACAGAGGTCATTCCCAACTTTGTTTTAACTATCCATCTATACTCACCCTCACCATTACATTGTGATAGGATATCTACTAACGTTGGTTGAACGGCCATTGCCATTACTAAATTTGGATTCTTTGGAGTCATTCTCATATCTTATCTATTTAATATAGTTAATTCTAATTCTCTCTTTTCGTAAACCTTTACCACTTCGTTGTATCTCTCAACTGCAATGCTCGGATTAACCTCCTTCGCCCCTCTTAACTCACCACCATACTTTACTGTGATTAAAGAACCACTTAACTCTACCTCATACTTACCAATTGATTTTTTCATATTTTTTAATTTTTAATGTTTAACTCTTAATAGGGATAACTAACCCCCCTTTCTTATTACATAATAAAGATACGAATAAAAGCCGGAATAACCAAGCTTTCAATGTTAACAAATTGTTAAGTTATTTTGAACTATATCGTAATAGGTAGATTCGCTCTCAGCATACGTTTTAGCCTCACTAAATACACGAAATGATTTAACATCATTCGTATTGATATCGATACCATTTGAGAAGTAAGGTATTACTGTCCAAATCTCAATTTCACTTTCATTCACCATAATCATTGTTTTTAAATGGGCCTTAACTCTCAACCCTCTCTCTCT